ATGAGGTCTACGATACACCCAAGGATCAAAAGGTTTCTCAGTTGGAATCGGTTGTCCTTGAAGTTTCTCAGTTACCTCTGGGGGGTAGCCTTCTACAACAGTCATTGCAGGAGGAGGATTGGGCTCGCCCATAAAATCAGAGCCCTGAATCCCTGCTTTGTACTTAGCTACATTTGCGGATTCAGAATACTTTTGAATGCCATCTGCCATATAAATCCTATAGGAAAAACAAGTGCCTTGTATGCTTATATGCTAAAGTAAATTCTATCCCCTGGAAAGCCCTATTTCCTATATAAGTGCTTGACATCAGCCAGTAAAATAACACCAAAAAATAGTATCAAATCCTGCACTTCCTGGGTCTAAAGCCTCTCCAGCTAAAGCTGCCGCAACGCCTGTTGGAAACCCTGGAGTAGCTGCTTCAATCTTGGTCCATCCGGTAGGAGCAGTGCCGTCTTCTGATGTAAACCGCTCAATCTGAATATGTACTGAATCGTTAATCGGATAGATTGGAATCCACGCCCCAGCGCTGAACACATAAATTCCAACGAAGCTTCCAGCGTTATTAAAACGAAACCAGATGCTAGTAGTCTGGGAATCGTTCGGTTGGGTGTTAGATACAATCACATTGGATATGCTGGATGCTGGAATCTCTACTCCAAGAATAGTTGTGAGCTGCTGCACAAACTCAGCGACACTCTCAAAGCAGAACAAGTCAGGTAGACTTGTTACAACCAGATTTCCAGTTACTACGTTCGTAGGGTTTGGCATGATTCAAATGGTCCTATGGCCCAATTACTAGCGTTATCTGCGCAATCCACACAAAGTGGGACTGAGTTTAAATTTAAAGATGTACAGATAGTTTCAATCTGGTTCTGTGGGGTAACTTTAGCATTGATAACGTAGTCCTGCAGCTCCCAGAATATGCCTGTAAAAGTAAACTTAAGTTGCACTTCTCTCAGATTTCCATATTTAAGCAGTGATACCTGGTCACAGAAGTTAAACTCTTTAGGAGTACCCATTAAAAGATTTTTAAAGTTATGCGGAGCATGCCCGTTAAGTAAGCAGTTATCCGGCATTACGCAGCTTCGCCAAGGAGCGTCATGACTGAACGTTCCCCATTCAACAAACCTCGTCCCGTGTGAAGGCTTAAACTTCACATTCATCGAGAAATCTCCTCTTATCTCCTGCAGATTCATCATCAAAGAGTAGAGGTCTTTATTCTGATCTACGCTTTTAAAGTCATGCTCTCTTGTATAAAGCATCGACGTAATCTGCCTGATATTGCCTTTTGAATCTGTATCGTAAGTCTTTTCTGGCAGCACCTCGTACAGCTCATTTCTAGAGCCTTCATCTTTGGATATTATAAAAAATCGATTATTGATAGTTACAAAGTCCATTGGACGGCACCCTGTCCAGAGACCCTCCCAAGCAACAACTCCTTCTTGTCTGATAGTTGCTATATTATCGGTACTTAACGATACAAAGCCTCCAAACGCCACATCGTATATTGGTCTACGTCTTGTATCAAAAGCCCGTACTCTGTACGGGTTAGCAGTAACAAAAATCTTATTCTTAAAATAACCAAGAGCTGAGTACTGTACTAGTGCTTGATCCCAGTACTTAAGCCAGTTCGAAACTTCTCTAGATATAGGAACTCTTGACCATTTATTCTGCTCATTTCTAGACATTGCTGCAGAACGAACTTGCCCATCGGTAGATAAGAAAAATAAATCAGAGTTCACATTAATTACAGCACGAGGTCCAGCAATCCCTGCATTATTAACAAACAGAGATGCAAACTGCGTAGGCTGTCCTGATGGCTGCCACTGAGAACGTGGGAGCTGAGATTGTACAGAAAATACCTGGTTCTTTGTTCCAATAATTAAGGGACCAATGCCAGTTGATGTATCAGTCTGCTGCAAGAAAGTCATTGCCGTAATCTCATTGGCCTGACTATTCGCGTAGTTCGTAGGAAGCTGAAACACTTGAGCTAAGAACGCAGCAGCTGGTGCTAGAACTTCCTCGAAAGTAATAGGAGCATCAGGAGTAGCGTTGTTGCCGACAGGATCTCCTGCAGTATATTCATTGCCTGCATTCCCAATAAATAAACGGTTTTGATTGAACGCTCCGATTGTAGATATAGGAACTTCGTATTTAGTGGCGTCAGACCTTCGGGCCGTTATTCCGTCAAAGATTACTGGCCTATTTGGATAATCAAATATAACTAAAAAGTTCCCAGCAGGAGACCAATTAAGTCTAGGAGTTGTCTCGTTTAAAGTCCCACCACCTTGCACTGGAACAACTGTGGCAGTTAGGTTCGCTTCATCTACCAGGTATATAACCCCAGAGATGACAATCATCACATAGTTTTGGCCGCCAAAAGAATACGGAATAAATGCCTGAAATCTTCCTTGATAGAATATTTCCTCATAAGGAACTGTGACATTCGATATCTGATCAGTAACTCCCCCAGATGGAAAAGTTATTTTTCTTTTTGCTACAGACCACCGAGGACCAGGAACACCATCTGTTAACGAGACGTTAACAGCCGCTGCAAAAAATCCTGGAGCAATTTTTGCAGGAATCTTTGAAGCGTCTTGACCGCTTACAAATTGAGATTCTCCGTCTTTAAGAAGATCGTCTGCCACACAGTTATACCGCTACTCCTAGATAGGACATGTTCACTGACGCATCATAATCCATCGACATGCCATCTGCTATTTCAGTGTAAGCTAGAAAGCCTCTAAACTGAAATGTAGTGCTGGTAGCAGCTGCGATAGTGAAAGTCTGCGTGTGATTAATTGTTCTAACCAATTCTCCTTCTCCAGAGAATCCAACAAACAAATCTTCAAGATGAGTCACAACCGCACCAACTGGAGGAGCTCCTACGTTAGTAAGAATACGCATCTCAAACACTGCTTGGGCTGTTCCAGTTAGATCCTGAGTATCTGCTACAAAATTAAACTCCGTAGTAACTGTCACATGCATCGTCTTACTTGACGTGTTATTCAGCGTGTAAGACTGTATAGCAGTCTGATCCGAAGCATTAGCGGTAAACGTGCCCGATATAGCACCTACATCTCCAGTAGTTAAATCTATAATCAATGTGTCTGACAGCTCGTTGATCTGATTCTGTAGATCTTCACAGCAGTCAATTGGACAGATAACGGTGCCAATAGGCATAGTCTCATCTGCTGCAGGAAGAGGCACTAAGAAGAAATTAATATGAGTGCCATCTGGCAGTCCATTTATCTCGCCTCTATCTGTCCTATTTCCAATTCTAATTATATCTCCACTTTGGAATATCGTTGAGTCATCAACAGCAACGTTATTATACTGCAGTGTTCCAGTAATAATATTTAAAGCTGCTGTCGTGGTGGCGCATTCAGTGACCCCTAATGGCCGGTATTCAGCAGTCACTAAATCTGGATCAACTAGAGTAGCTACGTACCCTTCAGCTGCCCCGTTTAGCGGCGTTACAACTGCCGAATCTCCTCCGGCGCAAACAAGTACTGTTCCTTGAGAAACTGCGTCTCTGCCGCAAGGATTTACAGAAATAACTGACAAGCAATACTGATAATTTCCGTTTGAATCTTTTGCGATAACTGAAGTTCCAGGAGTGATTCCTTCTCCTTGATTACATATGGTAACGATATTGTTTGGCTTAATTTCTTGCAGAAAATAAAATCCGCTACCAATCTGTACAGTATCTCCAGCAGTCAATCCTGATGTAGCAGTTAGAGTTATATCAATGCAATCATCGACATCGGGCGCAGTAAAATCAATTTCAACGCAAACGTTACTATCGTCAGTACAATCACAAGGGGGGTCCGATACAATAAAGTCAGTGCAAGCTGGTACACTTGTACCTACTGCAGCATTGCCTTCATTGCAGTTATTTTGAACTGTGACTTCCCCGTTTGCTGCGTCAAAAGAAACTATCTCAAAGTAACCATACTCAGACGCCCAAAGGTACGCTCCAGGTTCTACTGATTTTAGTCCGGCAACACTAAGAACTGCAGTCTCTCCGCATGCTGGAATATTCCAAGTATTATCGACTTTTACTGTCGTATAGAACTGTTGAATCGTAATTTTCTTTGTATGATCTTCTGCGCAAACAGGGGCACACTGATAGTACGGAACTGGCGTAGAAGGAACAGGAGTGCAGCAGCCTTGACTAGGGCAGTTAGAAGAAGGACTAGATGATCTGCAACCACAAGGATAGCTAGAGCCACAAGTTGTACATGCCATAACAAACTCTCACTAAAACTTACACAAATTCTAAAGCCGTTACCTTGGCAGCTAAAGTCCCTAAAAGAGTATTAAGTGCCCCAGCTCCCCCTGTAACCTGTTTTAATACATAGCCAGTTATATCAATGGTATAAGAAGTTAAAGGTGGAATCTCTACCTGATCATCAGCTCCCGCTGCGCCGTGTTGCAACTGATAACTAGCATCAGAAGGCACGTAAGGGCAGATAATAGATGAGGTAACTTCATCAGCAAATGTACCACCATCTGCTACATATTCACTTCGAACGGTCCATTTGAATTTATCAGTCACGCCGGTTACAACGTTTCCTGCAGCAGAAAAAGCTATATCGATAATAACTTTTAACGCTTTAGTTGGATGAGGGTTATACACGTTCATTGTAGGAAGAGTGAGCGTCGAGTTAAAGCTGACTCCGCTCAAAGTGTCAGGCGTCATCGAAGTTATAAGAAGATTCTCAAACGCTAAAACTTTACCAAGAATATCAATCTCTGCTGCTTCGCAGCAGTCAATCGGACAAACTAAAGTTCCAGTTAAGAAAGACGTATTGCTTCCAGGCACAGGACCAAAAGTAATATCAATATGAGTTCCGTCTGGAGCTGCATCAACAACTGCTCTCAAGGTTGAGTTGCCAAAGCGAATAATATCCCCAACTGTGAAAATTGATGAGTCAGCTACTGGAACATTTGTGTAGATTGCAGTTCCAGAGAGTACGCTTAAACCAGAAGTTAGAGTTGTACAATCAGCTTCTCCTAAAGGACGATAGGCAGCTTCAGGAGGGTTTCCATTATCTGTCGCAGTAAGCACGTATCCTTTTGCTGCGCTTGTTAGTATCGAAGATGTCGCAGGGTCTCCTCCGCATACTACAACATTTCCTTCATCCACTTCGCCCAGGCTGCATAGGTCTGAACTTGAGCCAGGAGGCGCAGTAACTATAAAATCAGAACATGCAGCCACTATCGTTCCAGGCTCAGCATTGCCCTCATTACAATTATTCTTAACAGTGATTACACACGTTTCAGTATCGTATGCAGTAATCTCAAAGTAACCGTAGTCAGCAGACCAAAGATACGAGCCAACCTCAATCGCTCTTAATCCGTATACACTTAAAAGTGCGGTCTCGTCGCACTCAGGAATAGCCCACGCATTATTAGGTTTAATTGTTGAGTACATCTGCAAGACTAGAGATGTTCTATTTCCACAGGCTCTAGCCTGATTAAGATACGTAAGAGGTACAGCTTGCACGAGAGCTCCGTAGCATGAAGAAGTGCTGCAGTTGCAGGTGCAGCGACTACCAGAACTGCCGCATACTGTACAAGACATAAAAATACCTCAAAGCTATTATAATGGTATTAGAGGGTTATAGGCCATATTCAAATTCATCCTTTATACTTCATGGTGTAGGAGCAATATACGTTACAACCCCTGTGTGAACTCCATTTCCTGCTATTATCCCAGCAGACTTAACTAGCTTCATTGCAATACGATCCCCTGCTGAATAAGCTACGCTGTTTACAGTATCGTTTGCAGTCGTTTGAGCCGCTCCTGATATCGTGGCTGTAATAGCTGTATCAGCTGTATTTTTTCTAACAGTAAAAGCTACTGACACCCCTCCTCCTAAAGCACTAACAATATCCAGATACATTGATCGAACAGTGCTGGCCTGCATGAGCTGCTCTCTATTGGTCTCTGTCGCATTAATAGTCCCAGTTACACCTCCAGCTACTCCCTGGTACTGAGTACTGCTTGATGTGCCTAGCGCTGTAGACCCAAACAGCTGCACTGACTCTCCGTTTGTAGTCGGCAAAAACCTAACTCCCCAACGCAAATTAATAGGATCAACCGTACCTGTTTGAGTAACTTCTATGCCTACTAAATCTCCAGCACTAAACGAGACACTATTAGCTAAATCAGTCGCTGTCGTATTTGGATCGGTAAGAGTTGCTGTTAGAGCAGTACTACTTCCGTTCTTTAGCAAAGTCACCGTTACGGTTCCAGAGCCAGCCGAGTTATCGGCATCGATATATAGATGGTCTATCACGCCTGAAGTAGGCATAGCTGCTTGAGTATTCGCCGCGCTATTGCTTCCAATAGATACTGCTTGAACTGGAAAGTAGAAAGGAGTCGTAGCTGTCAATGTACTACTAGTGGCTCCTAAAATAAGAGATTCTCCAGCAGACGATCCAGTAAATAAAAGACTATTCTGAAAGTAAGTGGTGAGCAGATCGGGGCTATTTGGGTCACTCTCAAGAGAGATTGTATCTCCTGCAGCAATAGCAACTGTGTGAACTGTGTCGTTACAGGTAGCTAAAGTAGTTCCAACGGCACAAGTTATTCCTGTAGCGCTTCCATTTTTAAATACTGTAAAAGTATAGTTTCCGGTCGTGTTGGTACTATTTAAACGGATATATAGGTTTTTAAGCGTCCCAGAGATTGGCATTACAAGCCGTTTCTCTGTCTCCGTAAGACTCCAAGCTGTAGTTCCTCCGTAGCTCTGAGGAATTATATACTGGGTATTAGCTGCTGATACCTGGTTATTAGCGCCAAAAATAAGCGGAGTAGACATTAGACCGCTAGGAGTAGCTGCGCTTAGTTGAGAAGCAAGAAAAAACCCATCGCGTGTAGATTGCGCTAATACAGAATGACTAACCGCTATTAACAGTAGTAAAACTAATATATTTTTAAAAATTCTAAACATATCAGTAATAGTAAAGTTTAATACTTATGCATCCAGTAGATATAGTCACAGAATCTTCAGCAGAAGCAGTTACATAAAATCCAACACCAAAATTAATCGCAAGCACGTCCGAGACAGTAATAGCAAAGCCACTTAAACTGCTTGGGCTTCCTAGTGTTATAGGCGCTGGAGAAGAGCTGATAGGTACATTGTCAGTTATAGTACTACCATACGGTACTCCTCCAACATGTATATACCAGCTAAAATCAAAGTTAGTTGCACTTCCAGGTATTGTATCTACACAATCTACTAGCAGTACTTCTAATCCTACTAAAGTTTCAGACCCAGTAAGAGTAGAGCTAAAATTAAAATCAGTTAACTCTACAGTGTTTGACTGCTGTAACGGTACTAACTCGACAGTACCGCCATTAGACCCAGTACAGCTTTTGTAGTTACTTATATCTGCCCAGGGAGCGTCTCCTGGCCCAGCTTTTTCGTCTGCAACAGAAGGCAGTTCCTCGACAACGCTGGGTATAGGAGTGACAGTTGGAGTAGAAGTCTCCTTTACTCCAGCATTTAATACGCTTTTAATGAAATACCCGTCCCTGTTCCCAGGCTCTGAGAACAAGATAACAGGATGTATAATTGTGAATAGGCTTATTATTAAAAAGCACAGACAATAAAACACTCTTACTGTCTGTGGTTTATACATATCACCTAGAATTAAAGTACAGAGATATATCCATTAGCACAGCAAGTAGTTGCAGTAGCAGTTGTTGCCATCAGAAAATTCAATGCAGTATTTGAAGTACCTCTTAACGGCGTAGTAAACGTCTGCCCCCAAACTCCAACACCTGCGAGAGAAGAGCTGCTTATACCTCCAACCCATATTGCAGTAGTTCCATCTCTAATCTGAAACGACGAAGCAACGTTTGCGGTATTAAAACAAGAAATTGATGTCACATAGATACGGTTTGACGCTACTGCAGCTTTAATTGCAACATCAGAAGTTCCGGTATTGGAGCTTGAACATGATTGCCAGGTTTCTCCTGGAGGGGCTCCGGTAGTGATAACACGACCGTTGCCGTCAGTTTTCCCCCAAGTATAATCTCCTGAGTTACTTGTGTTTGTCGTTAAAGCATCTTCTCTAACAAAACCAGCAGCAACAACTGGCTGTCCATCAGATGACGCTCCATCTTCTACCTTAAACATTGTTGAAGTTCCACCGTCTCCGAGCAATGTCCAAAGCTGACCACGAGCACTCACGCTAAGCGGAGAATAATCAAGATCTGTTGTCGTCAGTACAATATTGGAATCATTTCTAACCCCAAGATTCATCACTCCAGTATCCCCGCTCCCTGCAGCAGCATCTTCTGCCTTAAGCAGACTTCCTGCGTCACTTACCTGCAGCGAGCGTTTAAGATCGACTAAGTACGCACCATTGGTTCCATGCGCTCCACCAACATAATCGCCTTCAGCAGCAAGAGTTGTGGCGTTAGTGTTAGCGACCCCTAATCCAAAAACTCCTGTATCTCCCGACGTATGAGCAGAGTCTTCAGCTTTACCTAGATTTGCAGCGGCAGTTCCGGGAAGAATATTATTGATTGCGGTATAAATAAGGCCGTTTTTTGCAATCAGAGTGACAGGTAAACTTCCAGTACCAGCTCCAAATACTAAAATCCTTACGTACAAAGCTCCTTCGCATGGTACTTTTAATACTTCCTGTCCAGCGAATGTAATATTATTAGAAGATACTGTAGGGCTAATCGTTGTCGATCCAGCAGTAGTTACATAGTAGTAAGCGTTGGCCCAAGTAACTCCATCCACAGATGTTTGAGGGAGGATGCTTCCAGTCTGTGCTGTTCTTGTATACCTGATTGTAACACTGGTGTACCCGTCAGCTAAAATACTAACTGCAGAGTTAGTATCAGTCATGTCTAAGTTACCAGCGACATATTTATCGGCGTTATTAAACGCTCGACCAAAGCTGGTACTAGCTTGCGGCATTCTGCCTAAGTTCGTGTTCTGCAGCGTCGTTGCAGCATTATCGTTACGCTGGAAATCCGTAACGCTTTGCGCATGAGCAGTTGCGACAAAACCCAATAAGCAAAGAGTTTTAAGAATATTCTTAAGCATAATAATAAGCCTCAAAAATAACACTACCAAGAGACGGCGCAGCTACGTACTTAGCATACACATCAGTAGCTACAGTTATGTTCGCACCATCAAAATCAATCACCTTATAAGTATTTGCTAAAACCCTATAGTTTTCATCGGAGTTATTAAAACTTATCGCGTAGTCACCATCCGAGTTGTTTGTAATCACGAGATGGCTAATCTTTAACTGAGCATCCACCAAACCTAGAGCCTGATAAGCGTTCGTGAAAAACGTATAAGCTTTCACTTCATCAGGAAGTGGAACAGGCTCTGCTCCACCTGGACCAGGAAGAGCTCCTAGAATCTGGCACAGCACACGGATAACCGCCTGCATGAACCAGTCTTTGTTCATATTTCCAGGAATGCATCCTTCGCAAGGTTCGCATGAATTTGGTGCAGCCATAAATTTCCTACTCTGGGTCAAACTCTAAATGAAAATGCTCGTTAACTTTGGTATCTCCCTCAAGGATAAAATCAAAGTTTTCGCCTAAAGCATCTTGGCAATCAAAAAGGATTTTCGCTTTGGTCACGGCATCACTAATGTGTTTACTCCGAATATCCAAAGCTAGTCCTTTATAGTGAAGGCTCCCAACCATATGCTTACCGCCTGTGCCTTCAGTTATTACAAGCTCGTATTTATACCTATCAAAAACCGCTTTAACGCACATAAGCCCCAAGACTATTTCTGGGCGCAGACCATCAATCTTCACTCCAGGCTTAAGGCTTATGTCCATTCTCTAAAGACCGCTCCCTACTTCAAGAACTACATACCTATAAATAGAAGTATCAGATGCAGTAGCTGCTACAGTAAATCCAGTTCCAGCAGTAAGAGTCTTAACTGTCGGAATTGCACCTACTGTTCCACCTACAGTTTTAAGTCCAAAAAGAATTACTGAATCTGCTCCAACTTGTGCGTTAGCTACAGAAACTGGAGTTGCTCCGTTTGCAGTAAATTCTCCGACAGACTTTAACGAATAGTTAAATACGTCAGGAATAATTTCAGGCAACGGCCTAGTTGGGTCATCCCACAACGGTTTTCCAAGTCTACTCATAAACAAACTCCTAAATAAAATTACTGTTGATTACCGTTTCTTGCTCCAAGTTTTTCTGCTTCTAATCCAGCTAAAATATCTGCAGCTGTAATTTCTTGTGCATTTGCTTTCTCTTCTTCAGATGGGCCTACACCTTTGTTTTTTAACTGATTAATTACAGCTACGATTCCATCATGCGCTTGCGCAAGTCTCATCCCCTGAAAAGGCCCAACAACTTGCAGCTGCGATAAATGCTGCAAAATCGCACTCAAGGTTTTAATTTCATTTTCAAAATGGTTAGTCATATTATTTCCATGCGGGTATATAAAGTTGCGAAGCATCCGACTTAGTAAACTTAAGCCAAGTATTAACTGCGCCTGGAGTTACTGCTGGGCAATTACCTGCCCCAAAAGCAGCAGACCCGGCACCAGTAGTTTCATTAGCTGCTACAGTCGTTAATTGTCCGTTACTCTGTATAGCTAATCCAACTACACCAGAGCTCTTAAATTGAATCTGCCCTCCAGCATCAATACTTAGTGGAGTATTTGGAGTTATAAAAGTATCTGCATACACACGTCGCCAAACACGAGTGGAGCTTCCTAGATCGTAAGTAATAGTAGTAGCTGGTACGAGCATGCCGGTAGAAAGAAGTTCGGCTCGAAGAGTATTATTTGAATAAAAGTCTATCTGTCCTGTGCTCGAATTTAGTGAAAGGTTTAATCCGATAGCTTTTACGACCTGCGTAAATAGCGTATTTAGAATAAAACTGGGAGATCCAATATTATAGGTATTGTTGATAACTGGAACTAAATCTCCGGCTGATACTAAATTCCATCGCTGGATATTATTACTATAGAAATCAATACCAACAGCAGCGCCTGCAGTGAGGGCAAGATTTACGCCAGTTGCTTTTACACTTTCAGTGTGAACAGTACTAAATAATTTAGTAGTACTACCTAAGTCATACGTATTATCAACATTCGGATATAAAGCCCCAGTAGTACTATCGAGCAGTAACACTAAAGCGTTATTGCTATAAAAGTGTATTGACCTTCCAGTGCTTCCTCGAAGCACTAAGTCACCCGTCTCTGCAGCAACTTGTCTGGTATAAGCGACTCTAAAATTATTAGTTGTATTACCTAAATCGTAAGTATTATTAGCTGCAGGCGATAGATGCCCAGAAGAACTTAGCGTTAGCTTATTAGTAGTTCCGGCATTAAAAGAAATATTCCCAAGAGTGCTGAGCGTTAAATTGCCTGCTCCAGGATTATTAACTACCGCAGTATAAACTGTATTCCACCTATGAGTTGGGTCTCCTAATGTATAAGAAAGATCAACATGAGGGAGAAAATCGTAGTCAACATCTTCTGGAATATACAGGCCGTCGCCTAGCGCTTGAATAATATTATCTGCAGTGGCAGATAAAATTACGTCTCCCGTAATACATCCACCACCGTCAAACCCTAACGAAAGAGTTGCGGAATCTGTGAAGCAAGCAATTGGACCGGCAGTAAACGTATATCTGCAGCCATGCTGCGAAACAAACGTTGCGTTCCCGCTTTCTGGATCAAAGCTAAACGATACTTCGTTTCCTACTAAATCCTCGACCCACTGCGAGCCACAATCTTTACAAAAGATTCCAGAGATATCATCGCTGGTAAGCGCGTACTCAGGGTCAGTCAGTAAGTTCTCATCATACGAGACTACATAGCGGTAACTCTCAATCGTTCCGCATGCCCCGACATTTTTAATACACGAGATTAACGTGCCTTCAATCGTATGAAGTTCAAAAGGCGTACTGCCTTCATCGCCATCCGGGCAATCAAAGGGAGCTAGTAATGCTGGGTCATTTAAACAGAGAATAACAGCAGGGGAAGTATCGCAGCAGCACGAGACGGCTGAACTAGATGTAAATGCGACTGTTTTTGTCACGACCCGCTTTTTCCATAAGAGATAAGTGAGGCAGGGATTTCTCCCTGCCCCACAGTCTTTACATTATTATGTTTCGCACTGCGTGTATGTCGGACCACCACAAGCTGGGCAGCTTGCATCGGTCGCTGTCGGTACGCATATCGAGACAACTCCACCTACGTTATCGCAGAAGGCAGTTCCACCGATATCAACAATCCAGAGATTGTTGGTCATATCGACGCTTACTACAGTGGCGCTCTGAGTAGTGCCATCTCCGTAGTATACAGTGACAGTATCTGCAGCGGTGTCAGCTTTGATTGGTTCTGCAAGATACAGATCCAATCTAGTTGCATCAGTGCAGTTCACTGAGTAGCTCAACACGCTTGACGAACATGCCAAGAGGTTCGAGCAGAAGATACTGGTGAAGTGATCACATGTTCCCAAGTCAGTTCCCTCCGGGAAAGTTACTTCAACTGCAGTACCATCAGCGGCTGCGTCTACAACAGTACCAACAATGAATCCACCAGCATCGACACCGAAGTTAATCGTGTCGCTTGCGACTGGAACTGGGTCAAGCGGTACGCTCAACACAAGTACAGTGTTTCCACTGATTGGATTGGTTGTTGCGCTCAAGATTAACGGACATGGACATAGCACATCAGGTACCTCGTTATCGCAATCAACAGGTGTTGGAGGACAAGCAGCTTCTGGCAACCACATAGCAGTTAATCCAACCTTTGGTCTTTCAACAAGAATACCAAACATTGATTCGCTGTACTGCGGTGCAAGACCGATAGTTGCAGCGGTCACGAACTGACCAACTCTGCGCATCGGGTCTTCCATCGTCATTGGGTTCACCCACTGCCATGAGTTCATGAATGCGTACTCAGGGCCGAATGAGGTGTTTTCACCAAGCGTAGTTGCCGTTGGCATATACTTAATCTTGAACGGATACTTACCATGAATCGCAACTTCTTCATGAGTTGCAATCGATGGGTTCTCGTAGTTCGGATTAAATGCCGTATACGAACCAACCTGCAGAGGCACGTTAGTTTCGAACGGAAGGACTTCAATCCAGTCAGCGATGTCAGTGTCGTATCTGAACCTACGTGGGTACAGAATCGGAACCGGCAAGAACATCGAGCGAATCGTGGACATGAAGTTATACTTCGTGACCAAATCATTCGATAGACCGGAGAAACGTACGTCTTGGCGTAGCGTTGGGTCATCCCTGTAAAGTCTCTGCTGCAACTGTGCGGAGCAGACAAGAGCGAACAACGGCGAACCATCGGTTACGTCAAACGGAATAGCGTCAGGAAGTCTGCGCATAAACTCGTAGAAGAACTCAAGCAATTCCATGTTCAACATGGAAACTCGTGCCGTTCCAAGAGGACGATAAATATATGGGTTTGCAGTATTTGGTCTTGGACCAGTTGAGTCCACCAAGTACTTCTTTAAGAGCATCGTGAAGTAGTTAAACCCGATGTTCATTTCCTTAAAGAAGTTAATCTGCATGAACAGGTTCTGCACAGTCTGTGCAAAAATCTGCTCAAAGTGTGCAGTCGTTTGAATCTCTTTTACGCAGTAAGGCATGGAGCGAAAGTCTCGTTCCATGAGCTGCATAATCTTGGTCTCAATTCCTGTACCACCAAAGGTCGTCCAGTTGTATCCACAGCCTGGGCCTTCGCAAGGAGTACAGCCTGTGTTGTTACCAAGCATCTTCCACTTATCAAATCCGCGCTCAATCGGAGGCATTTCACCTCGGATAACGAGCTGCTGCTCAGTGGTACCTTGTCCACGAGCAAACTCTTCGAGCTGGTACATATCTCGTACCCAGTTCGGGATTTTGATTGTCTTGTTAAAGATTTGCTTAGCGATTGCAGGAGGAGCAGCTAGAAATGCTTCCTGCACTTCTGCTTGCGACAGTACACAACTAGGACTTGCCATAAAAGAAACTCTCTAAGAAAAGTAGAAAAACGAGCAATAAACGTGCGAATTAACTCCACCATAGGAGTCGCACAGCTTTTATTATTTTTGTTTCCTACAAGTTCCTAGCGTTTCACCGGAGCCTAAACCCGTTAGTTGGCACTTGCATGTATTTACTTAACCGGAAAATACAGTCCCGTATCTCTAAGTTTATGCAGGTTATCGACGCTTTGACAATATGCTTTGTGTGATACTCTTTGCCTCATCCTCTGGAGTCAGCGACTTTTGCGGAGCGACAGCCGCACTACTTGGCACTCCTCCTCCCACATTTGGACGAATTATTCCGCTATATCTTTGAGTACCTTCTTCAAGCTCTTTAATATGTTGCAGCGCATTATTCCTAGTTGTAACTGCGACTCCCGTAGCATGAGCCTGCAGAAACGCCGATGCTAAAGCGTTAAGCGTAGCCTCTGGAATATCTTTAGCTCCAGCATCAGCAAGCTGTTTTACTAATGCTTGAAAGTCTTGAACGGCCTGCGAAAGTATCGGATTAACAAATCTTGCGTTAAATTCTGGATCATTATCTCTAGGAATCAGCTCAGGGATTTTCCCTTCATTCCTAATTCTTCCAAGCGTATTCGCCCAAGAGCTCTTTGCAGACTCGTATATTTGCACCTTTCTCTGTGCTTCCTGAGCAGTTCTTACCTGCTCACCCTCTGCCATAATCTCTGCCAAAATCTTAGCTGGAGCATTCTCCGCTTCTTTCGCCTGAGTAGCTAAGTCTTTGACATTATTAAGAATTCCTTTAACTTCAAGCGCTCCAATTCCGTCAAAGCTTTCGGACAAAAATTCATTCAATTCTCTTTCGCTTTTGCTGTTAACGGCCTTATCAATAAGCTCGTCATGCACTTCTGCAGGAATCTCATACTCTTTAAAGATAGTCTTAAGCCGGTTCTTTTTCTCTTCTAAAGGCTTAACAAACTTTTCCTGATACTCAGGAGACTTCTTTAAATCAACAAGCTGCTCATAGCGCTTAAGACGTTGAATTTCCCGCTCTCTTTCTTCTATAGCCTGGGGCGTAGCCTTGCCCGTATCAAGCTCTTCAAGCCTTTTTTTCGCATCAAGAAGCTCTTGCTCCTTTTGCTTTAAGGTTTTTCTGGTGTCTTTAAACTTTCCTTGGAGGGCTCTAAAAGCTTCTCTTGCCGGGGCGTCAGTAGGTTCTTGAAGAAGCGGGTCACTTTCTGCATCGCTGTCAGCTTGGGCTGCTGGATCTGTAGCTCCGTCAGGCTTTGCGTCTGCACCAAAGCTTGGGGCTGGCTCTGCGCTGTCAGCTCCTTTATTTTGCGGTTCGTTCTTATTGCCTGCTGCGTTACTTTGGCCTGCTCCGGGCGTCTCTTTTGCGACACTGCTCTGCGGCGTATTGGCTTGCTCATGTGCTGTCTTTGCCTCATTAAATATATCTTGAGGAGATTTAGCCGGAGCCTGAACTCCAGGTATCTCAGAGTTCTTTCTAATAAAGTCTAAAGGAGATTCTCCTGGCTGAGAAGGCATTAAATCCAAGTTGCCAGCAGGCAATATCTTACTGCTATCAGAGGGACTTTTTAATACCTGCGTCTGCTGGGGCAGAACCGCCATTGACTGGCTTTGCGGTTGTGAACTGCTTGTAGTCGGGCTTCCTTCCGTTCCTGATTGCATCGGCTTCTTCCTTAGTTAAAGTTCCTTTTTGTATCGCGTACTCGATACCGTTAAAATCCATTCGAGGAACAGAAACGCCACGTTCCTGCTCCATATAGAGCTCTTTAAAATTGACTAGCACTTCCAAAGAATCGAGTGCCCCCGCTGAATACGCGCCCGATAACGCCATCGATTCCTGCTGACTATTCCCATGCAAAATAATCTTTGGACGATATGCAAGCTTTAGAATCTCTAAAACTCCAGAGCGTTGCAGCAGCTCAATTCCTTGAGCGTACATAGATAAAGCTTGCCCATTCGCAGCAAGCTCTTTGATCATTTTTTCTTGTATCTTTTCTAGCATTGTGTGGTTTGCTTTGAAGAATTATATGTTCGGTTCTATATCATAAGGCGCAGGAGTAATTCCATTTAACTGCGTTAATTGGCTTCTAGCCTCTTCTAAAGGCATATTCTCTACAGCTTTATCCTGTTCTGCAATACTTTTATTTTGAGCCTCAAGCCTTACTTTTAGCCTATTAGTATCTGCATCCAGAGTAACCTTTTCCTTCATGATATCCGCTCTAGTCTTATTGGCTTCATCAGCACGTTGCAATTGAGAAGATATCTTCATGTCAGCACGTTTCTCCGCATTGACCGCTTTCATCGTAGCTAGTTGCTCATCCGTCATTGCCTGCTGAGTCTGCTGTTGCTGCTCTTGCTCTTTCTTAATCTGCGCTTGCAGCTGAGCTCCAGCATTCTTTCTATTTAACCTTGCATAATCAGATAGCTGGTCCCAAGGCTTTTTCATCTGCTTAATAAAATCTTGCTCAAATATATTTTGAGCCATCGCCTGCCAGTGCTCCATCATATGCGGAATAAGAACAGAGAATATCTTATCCGCTTCAATTGCATTAGTTTGCTGCTGCTGGATAGCTTGAATCGTCAATTCACCCAGCGCCATGTGCGTGACAAAATGCGCTTCATGCTCATTATCCAGTGAGAATACAGGCGATTTCGCCATCTGCATCACGGCATTCTCAACACCAGCTAATGACGCACCACCTCTAGACTCGTCTTTAGTCATCGAATCGCCAAGGAATGTTTCGATATATTCAGGTCCAAAATCAGCAATCACTGCCATACGCTGAAACGCCAACCGGCCTTTAGGACCAAGGCTTGAAACCATCGGCGCAAAATCTTGTAGCGCCATTTTAATTCCCACTAACGAGCCATCGCCTGCAGCACGAGCAGCTTTAACTTTCACATACGGCGGTAGCTGGTTACGCTTAACGCCTTTAGTCGCAAAGAAAATCTCAGGAACTCCGTCATTTATACAAAGCTCTTTCCAGCGCATCACCTGGTCATGGCCTGGATTTCCAGATTTAGAGTGATACATCTTAGTGGTCATGTTTCTAACCACGTTATCAAACTGCGTATAAAAATGAGCGATAACGTTTTTAAGAACTCCAAACTCTTTATAGTCTCTAGCTCTTGCGTCAGAAGGTGCGAGCGATCCTTGAGACTTATCCGGCATCATCGGGTCATCGCCAGAGTTTATCAGATTATTTTTAATCTTCGCGCTCGTGTACTGCGAAGCAGCAATCACTTGAGAGATATTTTCTCCAAGCTGGTTTCTTACAACTGTAGCAGTTCCAATATCCGTTGGAACTCCAGGGTATATACGAATCTGGCCTACATCTTTTGCGCCGGTTGGAACCGTTTGAATCAACAACGTGGCCGACATCTTAGCCATATCAATGACCGAGCAATCAAGCTGCATCGTTGCCTGCGCTGCAGAATATATCTTATGCCCCAGTCCTAAATTCGAATGAATCGTAAATTCACCGGGAGACATGGTGAATATCGTAACTCCCTCATCCATTGACTCATACTGCCGGTCAGCTTTGAATACGAACTCATTAAAATCAAAATACGGATGGAAAATATAGTGCGTAATCTTTCCATCGTATTCTTGAGAAAACATCGAAACGAGCTTGATATTATCAGTAAACGTTTGGTTATAAGTCGTATCACCATTTTGAATATGACGCTGAATATCCATCGCGTCATATATTTGAAAGTTCTGCTTTGTCGCATCGTTTGCAGTAAACAAAAGCAGTTGCGCCAGTGCATCTTTATCCCAAGGAGTAGCCCCTGCAGGCTTATCCTTAATCTGCATATAGACTTCCATCAGATACTGCGCAGTGAATATTGATTCAACGCATACGCAAGTAACCAGCGAGATATCCGTTTGCGCTTGGTCTTGCACAAAAAATCTAGAGAGCTCCACAGTCTTCCAGCGCCAGTCATGCTCATCCGGCCATAAAGCCACAGACACGCCAAGCTTCACTAACTGCCCCGTTAGCGTATTAAATACGACATTAAACGAAGGCCATTCACGCACCACAGTTGTCCAGTGCCTTGACATAATCTCTCCCCACTTTGCTGCATCAGGGATTGGCACATCCGGTGCGGGGGAGATTAGTTCAAAGTTCACTAGGTACTGCGAAGAGTTTACCAGGTTCCAAAGAGCCAAAGCTTCTTGTTCATAAAATGAACGAGCTTCCAAATTATTAAAATTTGCAATATGCGATAACCTTGCCGCTGCTAAATCCGTAGGTGAATACGGAGGGTTTCCTGCAATTAGTCCCTCGATATGCGCATACAATTCAATACGTGGAAGATGCTCTAAGCGATATTGAAAATATATCGCTTTCGCTGCAGGGACAGTCATTATGATATTTTCTGGTGCATCAAGCACCCCAGGAGCTGGAGAAGTTATCTGCCCACGAATAAAGTTTGTAGGAGAAAATCCTGGTTCATTTGCCATAATGAGTTACTTCCCTTTTTGCCAGCAGAAAGAGGGAAGTTTATTATCCTCTTTCTTGGAAAGCTCAAACGGCGGGGGAGACCATACCTTAGCTTTAAGACAGCAGCTGCAAATATTACAGTTACCTAAAGCGTCGTGGTCGGCGGTCTTCTTTCCTCCAGTCGCTGCCTCGGCAATAGAATCCGACCACTCAATAAACTTATTCCTGTCAGGGAATACATTGTGGGGGCAATTCTTGCATATGGCAGCGCGTTTATCAGCTTCCTCTTGGCTAACCATTCTATGGTATAAGAGATTTTTAAGAAGCGATACTCCCCCTTTAATATACTGAATAACGTTTCGCTTCAGGGGTTCTGCACTTGGCTCGCATACCCCAGTATTTGTTGGAAGCATACAGTTATAGTGAACAACCACATCTTCTAGATACTCTAAAGGCTCTAGGTCATTTTGCTCCCTATACGTTCTGATATGGGAGCAGATACCTTTTAACGTTGTAGCTTGAAATTTAAATTTTGTGTCAGGGTCTACGAACAGGTATTTCTGAAATCCTAAGAATGGCTTTGGTCGTCTAAGAATCATATGTGTGGTATGCAAAAGCTTTCTTTGCAAATATACTACAGGCAATGACACAGGAATGGCTAGAGCTAATCAAGAAAGAGGGATGGGAGCTTTCTAGGGATGACGGAACCACAAAAGTAATCGTCGAGGGAGAAGCATATAAACTAAATCACCCAGCTGCCATTCACTTAAAAAGATACCGCACATCCGAAAACCCAGACGTTAAATACAAACATCTCGTAGCTGCGCACCATTACTGTTGGCCCAAAGATGTTAAAACCTGGCATTACTGGACAGAGCGTAGGTTCTACGAACACTGCGCCGGTTGGAATTATATGGGTTGGGCAGGGGGAGCTTCGACCACCAAGAGCTACGACGCAGCCAAATTGGCTTTGTTATTTTGGCTTGCAAACCCCAAAAAACGCGGCGTCATCGTCGCCTCCACCACGTTGGAGTCAATGGAGGCGAGAGTTTGGGGATACATGACGACGCTATTAAAAAAACTCGAAGTTCCATTCGCGTATAAATACTACGGCGGCAAGCCTCCAAAACTATTATACCCAGCAGAAAAACAAGCCGATGATAGCGGCAATAGAATCAAAGATACCATTCACGGCATCTTCGCCGTCGCTGCAAGGCAGGGAGAGGATGACTCAGCAATCAGCACCTGGATTGGCCGCCATCCAGAAGAAGCCTTGCTTGTAATTCTCGATGAATGCACCGACTTAAATCTTGGCATAACCAAATCGTTTATTAACCTTGACGCCAATGAAAAGCCTTTTCAATTAATCGGCATAGGAAACTCTAACTCCTGGTACGATCTTCACGGCATTCTTTGCACTCCAAAAGACCCAAAGAAAGTTCTAGACCCAATGAAGGATATTAAATGGGAAACTACACAGAGAAACGGGGTAGCTCTCTACTTTGGCCCCTACGAATCTCCAGCGATATTCGAAAAAGACCCAACAAAGAAAAAGCTTCTCTCCGCGTTTCTTCCCACAGAGAAATCAATCGAGGATAAGAAAACTCAATACGGAGAGCACAACGAATCCTTTTGGCGTTTCGGTTTAGGCTTTTGGAAAAGCAAAGCAGGCGATAATACGATTATCACCGAAGAGCTCTTAAAACTTGGCAATGCTTTCGAAAAGCCTGAATGGTTAGGGCTTGACCCTTTAGCATACGTAGGCGGTCTTGATATCGCCTTTAGCACAGGGGGCGATGAGTGCATCCTTCAGCTAGGTTTACTTGGGCAAACTACAGACGGGCGTATCGTACTTGATTTTAAAGGCGAATCCTTGCAGTTTCGAATCCCCATAGTTGCAAACAGCAAAGAGTACGCAGAGATTCAGATTGCAAAGAAAGCGTTAGAGATAATGCGCAGGTACGGCATGTCGCTTGGAAACCTTGCAATCGATGCCACAGGGCAGGGACGTGCAATGGGAGGGACGTTACTTTTACAAGACGGGGGAGGGGGGCGAGGACCGATTAAGATATACAACGTCCGACACGGCGTACAGGAGGTAAATAGTTTTGAAGTTACCGTTAAAACTCCTTTAGACCTTTGGAACACTCTTAAATCTTTTGTCGAAGCAGGGAGTGTCAGGGGTGTGGGCCAGATTGCAGCGCAGCAATTAAAAACTCGAATGCTGGTACGCGATGAGAAAACCGGCAAAGTTAAACTTGAAACCAAGAAAGATTATAAGAAGCGCATGCAAGGAATTGCCCCAGCGCTTGCGCATTCCCCAGATGAAGCAGATGCGCATTGCTTATGCCTTCAAGCAGCGATAATTAACTTTGGTTTCTTTGAGGGCCAGGTAAAGCCGATACGCTCCTTATCCAATCATGAAGGCAGCGATAAGTACGCAGCATGGAAAGCTCAAGTCGAGAATCGCAAAGCGGCTCATCAACAGCCAATTGTGGCTGGTATTCCCTCTGCAACATTCACAGGTAATCTTTACGATTTAGTGAAGAATAGAAAAAGCTGGTAAAAAAACGGGGCATTCGTCGGCCAACCACTAAGCGTAAGAGATGCCCCGTCTGCACTAAAACCAGGAAAAGTTCTTATGCAATTAAAGCTTAGTCAGGAAATTTAAGCTTTAGCAAGCGGTTTTTAGCTCTTCTAAACGAAGCTAATACACAGTCAGGATGAATCATGACCTTCTCAGTAACTGGATCAATAAATCCATGCACAACTTTTGATCGCTTCACATATGTCGCTACGCTTCCAACTCTAGGAAAAAGAGATTTGAACTGATCCTCTGGTATGTATCTTGATATCGGCAGATGTCTTAGTTGAAACACAGTAGCGATATAATCTTCAATCATCGGGATATACGATATTCCCTTTAAGGGTCTGACGAGCAGTAGTGCCATATGGATGCCCCATTATCTCCGAGCGAAGCTTAATCAGTTTCTCCACTTGATTGATAAGCGCAAGCGCTTTGCCAAAAGAGTTAGCTTTACCCCACAGTCCATGTACAACAGCCAGCATTGTATTATACGCCTGAATATTCGCCTTAAGCGTATCATCCTGGTTATGCCGAAATTCTAAAGGCAGGGGGGCAGGTATGTTTATGCTGCTTGGAACGATTGAGGGTAAAGAGGTTTCCTTTTCTTGCTCGTCTTCTGTGGTCATGGGTGGATTATAACTTTAATATCTTTTTGATAAAAGCTACTACTTTGCGCTCTAACTCGTAGTTCCCTTTTACTTTCCAAGCTAGACGTATCAATTCTGCATGCTCTGATGCCATGTGTTCTTCCTGTGATGAATACAAAATAAGATTGTTAATATCATTGTCTGCCCTGTTCCGATTAATATGGTGTACGCACTCTCCTTTAATCAAAGCCCTGTTTAAATGTTTTTCCATTACTAAAACGTGCTCTGCTACATATCCATCTTGGTTTGCTAAAAGATGTCCTGGCCGGTGAATGTATCGATAACCTTTACTAAGATAAGGAGCTCTTCCTTGCTCTTTAGTAGTCATCTCTCTACCTATTCTTTTATTATCTGCCGCAGCTTTTTTATATGCTTGCAGCGATTTAGCTTCTATTTCTATTACGGTTCTCGTTCTCAGTAAGCGCTTTCTGCCTACAAGGCGTCCATCTTCAACGCACTGCAGTACGTGATTTCTAGAGCAGCCTAGAGCGAGAGAAGCTTCATGTGTCGTTACGTATGTGGCCATATGGGATTCCTTATATAGTTCACGAGACTCTTACCAGGGATTTAAAGGCGTGGCAAGGGAGCTTGTGGAATCGATGCTACGTAGTAGACACACGCGACGGGGGCGGCTCGTTTTATCGTCTCCCGATCACGCATTTATAAATAAGAGAGTACCCATTTTATTATTTAAAATAGCGTGATCTGTAAATTATCGACATAACTTTACATCCTGAGAACTCCAGAACTAAGTAACTAAACACCAGAACGATTAAAACATGCGGATATGATCGGACCATTCGAGCGGCAAAATAGTTTAAGGCGAATCGATGGAAGCTTATTCAGCATCTTTAACAAAATAATATTTGCAAGAATATTAATATTGTGATGTAATGAGAAAAATTCAGGGAATATTCAATATTCCCAATGTGTTTACATGTAGTTAGTTGTCACAATTTAACTAAGGTAGGTATGAAAACATTTGAAAAGCGAATCATCCTAAACAAACTAAGTCATAATGGAATTATTCTAGACGATAATCTCCAATGCACTCGTGGAAACTATCGCCTATCCGTAAAGCCTAATGGGGTTAGGGATAGTGTACTGACTCTATGGTATATCGTGATCGATAATCTTAAAGACCCTAGTGATCCGACTACTGACTATTTCACCAGTTACTATCCGACCACAATTAATGCAGCAATTCGGGCGATGTTTCCAGATCACAGCAACGAATAGACAGCTCATTAGGGGAAAATATGACAATCAATACTCTTACTACTTTTCAGGCTTGCAATTGTGGCCAACATGCATTCATCCAATTGACTTGTAATTATTGCAAGCAAAATACTTGTCACGCTCATTTAACTACAATCGACAACGAACGATTATGTACTAATTGCATGTCACAGGTAGTAGGAGAATGTGAAGAGTGCAATGAAATTCATATCTTAAGACAAGATACACCGAATCAGAAAATATGCATTCAATGTTCTGAAGATTATCTCCAATGTGATCGATGTGGTGAATACCATGATCCTGTAGATATTCACTCCGATGATTCGATTGTATTATGCGATCACTGTTACGATAACTATTATTTTACATGCGAATCATGCTCATCAATATGCCATACCGATCAAATGAGATCGTTAAACTGCGATGACAGCGCATGTTATTGCGAATCCTGTGCGGATTCTCATCATGAATACTGCGAAGAGTGTAACGGCACAGGCAATGCCGAAACATTGGCAGATCATGCGAACCAATTAAGGAATAACGGCGCGTCTGCGATTCTCGATTATCATCCCGATATCGAGCTCGAACCAATTCAGCACTATATTGATGACTCCTCCCGTATGATCGGCATTGAACTCGAAATTGAGCATAAAAGATTGTCTAACATGTCCGATACTTGCCGCTATTTAGGCAAGGAATTATCAGGGAAAGTGATTTTAACTCACGACGGATCACTAAGTATTACAGGGTATGAGATCGTTACCGTTCCTATGACTTATCACGCATATAAGCATGTCGAATGGCATAAAATACTTCCAGAATTATCAAAACTTGGCGCGATATCTCACGATAGTGAGAATTGCGGATTACATATTCATCTCAGTAACGAATGGTTTTATTATAACAACGATCAAAAGGTTATCGATGTCACCAAACGATATCAAATCCTATTTTGTAAACTTCAAGGATTATTAATTCGATTCTCACGGCGCAATGATGACCAAATCTCGCGGTATTGTGCTTTTAACATTGGATCATCTTCAAGGTATTCAGCAGTAAACTTAACAAATTCGAACACGGTAGAAATTAGACTTTGGCGAGGTACGCTTAAACCTGATTCGTTCAATGCATGTATTGATATGACGTTCGCAATTCTAGACTTTACCTATGCGCATTCATGCGCGCATTTATGGCACTATACCCAAGTAAACAGGGTATTTAAAACTTGGCTCAAAACATCTCGTTATCACAAGCTAGTAAAATATTTAATCGATATGGGAGTAACAATATAATGTGCGTAATCGTTTATAAACCTAAGAATAAAATAATTTCAGAGAATACAATTCTTAAAATGTGGGAAAGTAACCCGCATGGGGCTGGATTAGTGGTTATCTCTAAAGATAAACACACCATATCCAAAGGGTATTTTACTCCCGAATTACTACTGCAGGATTTAGAATCCTTGCAAAATTGCTCATTGGCTCTACATTTCAGATACGCGACTCACGGCGCGATAACTGAGAGACAATGCCATCCTTTTATATTGTCCAATGATATTACTACCGCGTCAGAAGTATTCATTGAAACGTCACAGCCTATATTGATGCATAATGGCGTAATCAATGGGTTCGGGAATAACAAAATCTCCGATACATTGGACTATGTGACTAATGTTTTGGCTCATATCCCATGCATTAAAGCACGAAAGAAACTACTGCATTCTACGGGCTCAAAATACCTATTGATTGAAGATAGTAAAATTCATTTTATAGGCAAGTTTGACAGTTATCACGGGCTGCAGGTCTCGAATACTTACTGGGATGACTCGCTATTTTACCCTGAAAACTCCTCCAATCCGACTACAAAAAACTATAACTTTTCAAAATACTTTAAGGATTAAACGCCATGCGATTAAATACACTACAAGGAAAGTCATCTTTCACACTAACGACACCTAAACATGAATTACTATTCTCTCACGGCGCATTGATTGCCGTACGAGTGAAAAGCTCTACAGGTCAATCTTGCGTAGTCTACTGCAAAAAAATCCTATCCCGTGACGCTACGCAAAATCACTTAAAGCTCTTCATTCAAGAGACCGATGAAATTAAAACCATGCCTAATTCATGGTTTAATGAGCTCGATATTGATTTAGTTGTTAAACATTAAAAGGAGAACCATGTATAAAAACCACACCGATGAATCACCACAGTTTGATGATTCTGAAGAAACAAAACGCAAAGAGGCTTTAGACTTTCATCGTAGGGTAAAACTGCAGCGTAAAGCACTCGGCTTGCCTGACTTGCACCACTATGATTTAGAGCAATACGTGCAAGTTTTAATTAATGGCGCGACCGTGTTTCACGTTCTAGCCACAATGCAATGCAGTGATCGAATTGATTTAGTCGATTCATGCGATAACGGAAGCAATCCAGCATGCGATGCGCTTGAGCTCAAATTCAAGCAATTCACAAAACAATATTTAGGGCTAGAGCTCCTCACGTCTGGTGATCCTCGCGGGGCAGTATGGAAAATTCCATGTGACCGTGAAATTGCTAATACTTGGGAAGCGAATAGCTTCTACGTTCCAAGCTCCGACTCTGCTTATTTTAGCTTTTAACTTTACCGCATAAGCTCTTAAGCCTATTACCTTATAGGCTTATGAGCTCCTATGCGCCTTTTAAAGGCATTTATTTATATGAAACGCTCCATACCTACCGAAAAACCTTTTGATACCTATAAGCATTGGATACAGGCCGAACGTGCAGGATTTTGGACCAATACTCTCACGGGCGAATCATCGATCTGGCATCCAATGGCCGTAGAAATTGCAGCACCATTATACAGCAAAGCCTCTAAATGGTGCCGCGATGCTGCAGACTCACATAACAAACGAGCAAAGGAGAAATAATATATGACAGTCGAGAAAACTTTTCAGGGCTATAGAATCAGCACCATGCATGCAGGTTACTTAGTTTCGCGTCTCTATATTGGCTACTCAAGAAAAGAGGCAATCCAACAATTTAAGCTTTACATTAAAGGAAAATGACCTATGGCTACGATTGACGAACTAATAAAAACACCGAGCGACCTTAAGTTTTGGCATCTGGAAAAACATCCAGATAGTCATTTCTTTGATCGCAAAACTCTACAGTTTTTCGGTGACACAATGGCAAACTATGGCCTGAAGAAACATTCAAAGTACTATGAGCTTTTACGCAAGAGACCAGTAAAGCATGGTCTATTTAAATCTCATTTCTTTGACCGTTCGACACTAGAACATGTCACCAATCCAGTGTTTTAACTATTTTCTATTGACTCATTTATTCAAATGATTTAATAGCAAAACGGTAAAACCTTATTATAGAAATAGCTACTTTTGTCATCCGATTGTCACTGAGTAACCCTCATGGCAGTCGGATTTTCACATATTGGGCTCGCCACTCCCCCATTCTTCAAAGTTGCCCAGCCAAAAACTTCAAACCCAAAAATCCCCATTTTCCCTGTTTTGTTCTATTCTTTAAAACACACCTATCCCAAAATGCTCAGGGTGTGCCATCGATCACCCCTTTTGTGCCATCCAAAAAATAGATGGCACAGGTCAATGGCACAGCAAAATAGCTAACTCTTTCAATACTTTAAGGCACATTTTTTACCTTCCTGAGCTCGTGTGCCATCGATTTCTATATACTTCCCCTATGTACATGTGTGTGTGTACCCACACATACCACCATACACACAGCCTCATTACCCCTATATAAATTTTATTCATTTAATCTTTAAAATAGATGGCCCAGATGGCACACTTTTAATATAACTATATGGTTTTTTTGAAAAAATTAAGGGTGTGCCATGCTCGGCCATCTACTTTTTTAATGGCACACCCACCTGTTCTACTCTAGCTAAAGCTGTTCTATTAAATTATTGCCTACCGAGCCTTTAAGCTTCTCTGGATCGTACTTCAGCAGCATGTAAAATCCCCGCTCCTGTTGCCCTCCCCCACATCGTCGCCTATCTCCTTTGGCTCGCGTCACTGCTCGAAGCTCCGCTCCAAACACTCGCAAACTTACTGGGCATGTACGAATCCCCTTAGAAACAAGCGTCATTCTGAAATGCTCGTACAGCTCCGCAGTGCTATGAAAATTCTCTTCTTGCAGTGCAATATCTGCCGCAAACATCTGCCCGATAGTATTCTCAATCACAAAATTATCATCTTTATACTCTTGCAACGCTTCAACTGACGCCTGTGGAAGCACCAATTTTCCTCTCTTTTTCCAGCGTCTATAGCCCTCAATTGCCCAGTTCAAGATTCCGCTCAATTCCCGCTCAATCATGTCATCAATCGCGTTTGAGCTCTCTGTCGTAGGGTCAAACCTCTGTGCATAAGGAATCATGCAAAGCCTGCGCAGTAATCCATAATTTTCATATTGAGGCTTAGGCACCGCATTCAATCCAAGATGCACCTTTGCCCTGTTGTTAATCTCTCTGCTTTGCTCGTATTCAGCTCTGGCCCGAACTTTCTTTCCTGTGAGATTTTTAACCGTAGCTTCACTCCACCTGTCGGTAACTTCCAGGTCATCAAGAATCATCAAGCGCTTGCCCTCAATCTTTGCCGCGACACGTTCAAACGGCTTTGCAAACTTCTTATCGCTAAAACTCATGTCATCCGGTGCTAGAGTGGCCGCGTACGTGCCCATTAAAGCCGCCAGGGCGCTCAATAGCTTCGATTTTCCATTCGCCCCTGTACCGCAGTGGCAAAATATCACCTGCTCATCAATTAGCCCCTGTAGCGAGTACCCAAACACCTCCTGCATAAATTCAACCTGCTCTCGGTCATCCGAATACACCTGCATCAAAAACCTCTCCCAGCCCTCGCATTTAGCCCCAGGCTCAAATTTCACCTTCGCCATACACTGTTGATAGTCTTCACTGCTAACTGGCCTCAGAAGCCCGTTTTGAAGGTTTAATAACCCATTCTGAACATGCAGCAGGTCATGTTTGGCATCGAAAAAATCCCTGTCCACTTCCTTAACATTGTTTGATTTCTTTACCAGTCCTACTATATCCTTGATTTTATTAGCGGATTCAAACTTCGCCACTGCTTTCTTAAAAAGCATATCGCTAAAGCCCTCTTTGTCGCAGCAATAGCATCTCAAAAACGTCTCATCCTCTCTCAAATCATACAGAACGCATTTAATCATCCTGTATATTTCCTGGCCTCCGCTACCTCCTTGTGTGCGCACATCCTGATTGCGCCACACCAAAAGCTCCTCATTAAACGCCCAAATATTACCTGCCGATCTCACCAAGCTCTTACCAAAGCGCTGTAGCACCCTGGCCGTGAGCCCTAAATCGGAAAATGAATTCCCTGCCAGCCAGGGGTCCGAAAAATCATATTGAAAAGCTTCCACTGCCTCGGCTGCTGTCCCATTAACGCCACTGCTCGCATGCCCATTAAGCTTGTCCAAAGCCGCCTGGGAAACTTTGATTTCTTCTGCAGGCTCTTCAACCGGCTGTTCCTCCCCATCTGGCTCATCGTCATCAACCTCTACTGTCTCTACTGCTGCCACTTCTTCAACAATAACTTCTGGCTCTGCTGTCGCTGCCTCTTCCTGCTTCTCTTCCATATCGCCAAGGCGCTTATCAAATTTTATTTTTTTACTCTCCCATGCCTTTACACCATGCGAAAAAGCGCTATTTATCACGCTCTCAAGCTCCTTTTCTCCCAGTGCTCCAGCTGGATTCTCTGCAGCAAAAGCTTGATTAATCTCTGCTGCTAAAGCGCAAGCTTGTACGTATGTGGGAGCTTTCTTTCCTGGCACGAACCGGCCAGTGAAGCGCTTTAGTGCATAGTACAAAAATGTATTCCTGCCCTCAGTGGCAAGCTCTTTAAAAGATTTTTTGTTCAAGCTCTTCTTGTTTGTCTTTTGCTTGGACTCCTTGATTGCCCCTGGGTTTGAATAAAGCTCCAAGCTTTCACTGAGCTTTTTTCTGCCCTCTTTTCTAGCTTTCTCTGCCTCTGCATAAGCTGTCTCAACGAACGAAAACGCTGGTAAATCAAGCTCTTTTTGACTTAATTTTGCGCTCCAGGGACAGGTTTCGTTATTGATTCGATGCAGGGTAGGGAGCCATGCACTGCCTGGAGTACCTGTTTTTGTATATCTTGATATGCCTGGAACCCTCAGAGTTTTTGTTACCTGATCTAGGTTCAAGTCGCCGGATAAATAGAAGCCAAAAGCGAGTTGTAAACGCTTCCATTGCCATAAAGAAAAGCCTGAATCGAGCCGCCAATAGCAGTGAAACTTTCCAGTGCCTGGTTCGCTCGATTGAACAACTGCATGGGGGTAAAGCGCTAAAGCTGCATCTAGCTTTTCCTGGGGTACGCCGTCTAAATCTACTGCTAAAACGCGGCAGGATTCGATGTTATTGCTTTTTCGTCCGAGTAAATTCGTGCGGTTTAGGGTTATATGCATTGAGATATTTATCGGGTCTTTTCCCTGCTGAATATAACTACTCTGCAGATTGCCAAGCTTTTCTAGGCAATCATGGACTTTTCCATGAAACGTTCCTGCATCGGGCACTGCGCATTTATCTGCATCATCCAGGAATGCAACGGTAAAGATTTCCTCTGGGTCATCGGAGAAGATGCGGAAGAACTCGTAAATTGTATCTTTATGAAGCAGTGGCAGGTTTGACGAAGTGGCAGGGACAGCAGAGGTTTGCTCTGTGGTGGTTAGTTGCATAAAATATTATTTTGTGAGAAAGTTAATACCGAACTTAGCGCGTACCGATTAATATGGATTAGCTCCTCTCTTTTTGGCAACTAAAAATAATGAATCATTCGGAAAAAGTTTTCCTGACCGACCAAGCTTCCCCGCTTCTGCCTCCTCCACACAAGCTAAAGCCTTTTCAACTCGAAGCAATTTCTAAAATGGTGCAATTCCTGGAAAGCTCAAACGGCGTATACAACGCAGCGGAGATGGGACTAGGTAAATCTATTATGTCTATTGCAACCGCTAACTTTTTTAAGTGGCAGCGTGTAGTTATCTTATGCCCCGCTGTGATGCGGCTTGTATGGGAAAAAGAAATTAAGCGTTTCTCTCTCGCCTGTTCCCCTATCGTGCATGTAATAGAGAGCTCCAAGGACTTCAAAGCGCAAAAGATAGAAGCTGCAAACTTCGTTGTATGTTCTTATGATTTAGCTGCTACCGAAAATGGATTAAAGCACTTAATTCCCTATCGAGCTCAAGCGCTTATTTGCGATGAATCGCACCTGCTAAAGACCCGAAAGACAAAGCGTACTAAAGCTGTGCTTGGAAAATTGCTGCCCCAGATTCCTAAAGTGATTGCACTGTCGGGTACGCCGATTACAACGTGCATTACGGACCTGTATACATGGGCGAATGCATTGGCCCCAAAAGATTTTACGAACTTTTATGTATTCGCGAATAAATATGCGGAGCAAACACGGACGCCGTTTGGGATTAAGTATCACGGGATACGAAACGAAGAAGAATTGCGCAGTAAAATTCGCTCTAAATTCTTTATTCGATATTTAAAAGCTGAAGTATTGCCCGAACTACCGGAAAAGCAGTGGATAGAAATCCCTTTGCCTGAATCGTGCGCTGTTAAGTCATTGCCGCAAGTGAACAGAGAGCAAATGGAAGCTGCAGCTTTGCAGATGGCAGCGTATTTAGAGAGCCCTGAGAATAATCCAATGCCAATGGCGCAGCAGTTAATTGTAAAATCGATTCGCCAAGCGCAAGGGATAGCGAAAGTCGAGCCTGTGAGCATGTATATAGAGAATTTATTGGAGCAAGAAATTCCTCTGGTCGTGTTTGCGTATCATACCAGTGTTATCCGCATGCTTGCGGAGAAATTAAAAGCGTATAAGCCGGTTATAATTCAAGGGGAAACACCCGCCGCTGAAAGAATGAAAGCTGTAGAGAGCTTTCAAGCAGGAGAAACTAATTTATTTATTGGGCAGTACCTGGCGTCAGGACACGGAGTTACACTAACTAGAAGCTCTAATGCGATTTTAGCGGAGCTTGATTACAGCCCTGCTACAATCTCGCAGGCTATAAGTCGAATACATAGAATAACTCAAACAAATTCAGTGAACATTTTTTATTTTGTAGTTGACGGTTCTATAGAAAACAGGATAGTTTCGGTTTTGGTTGAGAAAACAAAATCTTTTGAAAAGGCTTTAGCATCAAACTGAAAGCTTTTCGAAAATAAAACTAAAGCTCTTCTCGATTCGGTTCGAAAGAGCATGAGGAAATTATAAAAGGAGAAACAAATGAATCAACCACGGTTAAATATCAAAGCTCTCCTGAGCTTACCTACGGAACTAATCGCAGAGAAATTAATTGATAAGCTTGCAGTTGAAGCTGCAAGGTTGCAGCAAAAGCCCACGTATAAATGGGACGCTGAAGACAGGGCAAATGCAAGGCATCTGCGCCAAGCTGCAGCGCTGCTTATTAATGGGAAAGCATAATAAAGGTTTTAACTTTGAAGAGAATTCCCTCTTCAATTTAATTGGGAAAGGTTAGGCATATGTATAAGGTTGAAGAAATACTGAACTGGTTGTTGGTAATGGTGCTTAGTGGACTAGCAATTTTTTGGTTGTGTAGTTCACTGACTGGGTGCGGGAGCACTAGAGGATGGAACGTAAGCTTTGGAGTTAATCCGGTAAGTGCCGTGAGTAATCACCAGAGCTTAAATACCTTGGAGTCAAACTATGTCAGTAAAGGAGACCCGTCGAATGCTGCTCAAACTAAATAAGGTAAGCAGCTTAATTGAAGCTGGGAAGGATATCTTGATTGCTTGGATGGTTTTGATGTCGATATGGGGAATGTTCGCTGGCATCTGGGCATATAATGCACTCAAGAGATCCGATATTCGAATTGATTATATGACAGGGACGTTTACTGTCAGTGAAGAAAGACCACTATTAGTAAAGGAGCGGGGGCGCTAAGCCCCCGTTATTTAAATGAAGTATATGTTTATTTGTTTACTGTCTGTATCGGCCTGTGCGCCCACAAAAAAGTGCTTGGAGTATAAAGCCGATATCTGCGCAGTTGAAACTCAAGTGCGCTTTGTACCAGGGCAAGGAGGGACTTTTATCCCTGATGTACAACCTGGGTATACATATAGCTGTAATAAGTGTGTGCGTTATGCGAACTAAGAAAGCGTTATTATTAACTCTTGCCTCTGGGTTACTCGCTGCAGTAAGCGCTAGAGCTCAAACTCTTCGCATAGTAGAAGTTGATGGACCGCGCATGATGTCGCATAGAGAAGTTGAACAAACTTATCGCTGCGCCTCTAAGTATTTCAAAAAAGTTGGTATTAATTTCCGAGTTAAATACGCAAAGCTTAGCCCAAATCCTTGCTACGTATCTCATACGTTAAGAACTCGAAGTTCGGAGCTTAATTGCTTATCAATCTTTAGCCCCAATCGCAGAAAGACTTTGAACTATTTTATTACTGAGCCGTTCTTTGAAACGCATTCGAATGGGACTCAAACTGCTTGGATTGCAGGACTCGCAAAGCTTTGCGGTAATACATCAACCGGCAATGGTTCAGCTAGAAGTTTAATCAATGGGCAATCAAGTGCTTCACGGATTGAGCACTCCGGTGCAATCATGGCGCATGAGGTGATGCATAATATGTGCGCTACTCACTATCCAAGCAGTGTTCAAGAGCCAAGCATTCCAAACATTATGAATCCTGCTGCTACTATCTTTGCTGCGGATTATGGATGCGAAATACCAGTGCTAAGAACAACGAAGCGACAAGTTAAAAGATGGTACGCAAAGAATAGGTGAGCGGGATATGAGTCGAACAATTGGAGATGAAACACGCGACAGGTGCTTGCGGTACATTAAGGAGCGAGTAGGTCGTATAGATCCAACCGATCCGATTTGTCAGCAACTCTCTGGAGTGATGAGTGGCATAGGAACAATGGACAATCGAATCGAGCAGCTTGAATTTGAGAACCGCAAATTGAAGGAAGAGATTAAGAAGCTAACCGCCCGCGCCAGCGAGAAGGAGGGGTGATGGTTGAATATGTGACGGTGACATGCGCTAGTCACGCACCAGAATATATCTTTGAAATTGCACTAAGCGATCTGGAGATGGATAGGCTTAAGAGAGAGTATTTGCTTTGTGGCTTAGTTAGCTTCCCTAAAAATAAGTACAAGTTCTTGAATGATCTAAGAGATGTACTGACAGAAGAGATTTTAGCACATCTAGAAAAACTGGAGCCAACCCCATGACTGACGAGAAGAAGCCGGATGGGTGGGTGCGAGTGGTAGATCGGCTCCCCGATAAAGACGAAAGAGAATCGTGCGAGTGGTGGCACAAGGATGAGGAGCGTACGTATTCTGGCAGGTACGAAAGCTATGACGGTCAACGAATTTGGGTGGGAGTAACCTACGAATGGGAGTGTGCAATTTCAATTAGGGAGTTTTCGCACTGGCGCATTGTGATTCCACCAATCAAGGAGGGCGAGGAGTGAGTGAGGAGAAGAGTATAGAGCAGCGCTTGTATGAAGCCTTATTTGTGCCAGGCTACGGGAATCGATTGGCATTTGAGGATTCCAATAAAGTTCATGCGCTATTTGAAATAGCAAAAGTTATTCTAGCTGAATGTGACAAGCGCATTCTCGCCGCCGCTGAGGAGTACGCTAAGGGGGAGAAATGAGCTACACATGCCAACACTGCAAGGGAGTTTTTGAGTCGGGTTGGTCTGATGATGAGGCACTAAAGGAGATGAAAGAAAACTTTGGCCCTGATCTAGCTAAGGATGATTGCGTTATTGTTTGTGATGATTGTTACAACGCCATTATGGGATGGGCTAAAGAGAAACACATTCCGCTTCGAGAGGGTGAAACAAAATGACCGCGCCGAAGTTGGGGGAGAAAATGTACCGCTCTATGACTACTGACGATTTCTATGATGAGTGCTGGTTTGACGAGGCTAGCAAAGACGAGATGAAAAGCGTCGAGCCCGTCCACGTCTTCACGCCGGAGGAGTTGAGGAAACTGGTGGCGAAGTGCTACACGGACGGCGTAAGGATGCAGGGTGGCTTAGCGCTTTCGGTATCGCAGGAAGAACTTAATGAGATGTTTAAGGAGCTAGGGTTATGAAGCTTCTCTGCTGGTTAGGATGGCATAAGAGAAGATTCGCTATGTGCGGAGGTTTTCAAACGCATGTAGTTGAATGCGCCAGATGTAGAAAAGTTTTTACTGTTTGGGGAGAATGGTTATGAGCAAAATAGATGAAATGCGAGATGCTTGGATAGTACAGACATCTCAACCCCTTTGTGTAACTCCACCGCATACAAAATTCTTTTTCGAGTTCCCAATGGTGTGTGGATATATAGAAGAACTACACAATGAGACCCCACACACCATAGTTCTTAAAGCCACCAAAGAAGGACATATAGTAGTGACATTATTGGAGTCCGAAAAGAAATAACCATTAAAGGAGATACATTTATGATTCACATTTTATTTTACCTATCATGCGGTTTGCCGCCGTTGCCTCCGCTGCCACCTCTTGGATGTAGAGAGATGCAGCCCGTGTGCATATGCACTGAAGACGATGAATGCCGCTGGGAATTTATATGTGTGGGAGCATAATATGGAGTTAACGCAAGAAATCGTCACTGCATTCTCTGAAGTGTGCCAGTGGATAGCAATTTTAATCATTGCAACGGGAAAGAAATGAGCAAAAACGATGAATGGGGCACACCTCAGTGGCTGTTCGATGCTTTAAATGCCGAATTTAAATTTGAATTGGATGTGGCAGCTTCTCCTAAGAATCATAAATGTGGTGACTTTTTTACCATTTATACTAATGGGCTTGCTCGTAGCTGGACCGTATCGAACTGGTGCAATCCTCCGTATTCAAATCAAATGCCTTGGGCAGTTAAAGCTGTACAAGAGGCAGCAAAAGGAAGAAGAACTGTGATGCTCGCTATGTGCGATGTATCTACAGAGTTTTTTAAATACTGTTTCTATCATGCGTGGGAGATACGGCTGCTTACTCACCGGATAACGTTCGAGGGAGCAAAGTCTACGCCAAGGTTTGCTTCAATGATTGTTGTGTTTGACCGGCCTAAATGGGCGTATGGCTTGCATGCGCATGCAAATGTTTTAATCGCTGATTATAAAGGATTTAAGAAATGAAAGTCTTAGAAATTATTGCTGAATGTATTCTTTTATTCTTATTTGCAGCTATCGTCGGAGCCTATCTTTTTGTAACTTTTAGTCCCGCAGATACAATTTCTTCCGCACCCCAAAAAACAAGCGTTACTTCTTTTGACGCTACTGCCGTAGCTGGAGTGCCTGTAGATTCGTTAGCCCCTGGGAAAGGTGTCATGGCTTTAGGAGTGAATACTGCTAATGACTATACACTGCTTGCAGTTGATGCAGTTGGAAAGCTCGTTATGACCTGTCCGACTTGTCCTAATAAATTCTGCAAAGAGTTCGCTTGTAAAATGGAGATTAACTCAGAAGGTGGGAGCATGCTTTTAAAGGAGTGTATATGCAAGACAGAGAACAAATAGCTGAACCGGACGAAGTAGAAAAGATATGGCAAGACTTTTGGCTACTGCTGGTAACAGACCCCGATGGGTGTTTGAATATCAGAAAGCTTAAAGAGGAGCTCGCTGATTATCATTTTGTGATGCAGCAAGTCCGAAAGGTGTATGACCATATTACAGGTGGAAAGCTCTCAAAGCCTACATATTTTGCAGAAGTTGTAATTGAAGAAGCTGATGCGCATTATGAAGAGATGTACACCGAAGAAGTGAAAGATTTTAAGTTCAAAAATGAAGAATAAGTCTTTCCAATAAAATATTTTTTAGTTAAAACTAACCCCTATGGCACCTCAATTTCCGTTTAAACCGTTATCGAATCAGGTAGTCGTATTGCCTGACCCATTACCAACTCGCTCTGGCATGATTCATCTACCAGAAACTGCAATGCAGTCGCGCCAAACCAAAACCGGCACAGTTGTACGTGTCGGTATGGGAAAGCAAACAGTGAAAGGCGTAATCCCGATACAGCTTAATGTTGGAGATAAGGTGGTCTTTGGAGAATTTGCTGGAGTGTCTTTTACTATTGGTACTAAGGGCTACTTAGTCATGCGCGAGGATGAGATTACGGGCGTGATTGAGCCAGCCTATATGCCGATGGAACAGGAGCAAGAGTTAAACGACCCAGAGATTTTTAAAAAGAACGCAAAGGATGTTTTAAATTAATAGGAATTTTATGACTTGTTGCAACGCAAATAAGGTAACGCTTGAAGAGATTGAAGGTCTGATTTCGACTAGAGAGTTTTTCACTCTAGGAAAAAAGACCACTGTATGCCTGCTCACTTTAAATAATGGCTTTGAAGTAATCGGCACTGCCGCTTGTGTGAAAGCTGAAGACTATAACCAAGAGATTGGTGCAAAGTTTGCGTACCAACGTGCTGTAGATAAGATTTGGGAAGTCGAAGGGTACTATAGACAAAAGCTTTCTAGTTGCTGCGCTGAGAGCGAAGCCGCTGCGCCTAAAGCAGAGATGACTCTTAACACTACTGACCCTACGTAATATGGCCTCGTTACAGCATATGGTCTCTTTAATTGAGATGAACCAGTATCCTTTTGCATGTGGAGTTTGCTTGAATCGGTTTTTGACGGAAAAAGAGGCCGATCATTGCCGAAGCTCCCATGCAATTTCTGTGGCTCCTAGTATAGAGGATACGTTAAAGGAACGCGGTAAAAGGTATGGAGAGTTTGAGGGACATGCAGAAATCTCTCAAGCTCTCCAATCCGTAATGCGAGCCGCTGAGAAGTGGGAGAAACTGAAGCCGGACCAGAAAGAAGCTCTCACAATGATAGCTCATAAGATTGGTCGGATACTAAATGGCGATCCAGATTATCACGACTCATGGCATGACATCGTTGGGTATACAAAACTTGTAGCAGATAGAATCTTAAAAGAATCAAAATGACCGAACAAAACCACGGAACAAGAGCTCATTCAAAGCTTGGAGGCTCAAGTGCTCACAGATGGACTAACTGCCCAGGTAGTGTGTTCTATCTTGACGAGCTTCCAGAGCAGCCGCCAAGTGAGGCATCAATCGAGGGCACACTCGCGCATGAGATAGCAGAGATAAAGCTTGATGCATTTTTGCAGCGTAAAATCTCTGGAGAAGAGGTAGAGATTTTTTACAAAGAAGATATCACCGATGAAATGAAAGACGGCGCAGACTTTTATTGCGCTTCCATTTGGAATGAGCTCCTAGAGGGCGCAGTAACAGGTAAAGCCTATGGTCTGGAGGAACGGTTTACAATTGACGAGCATCTCGATATGGGAGGTATCGTTGATTTTTGGGCTGTCTATATTGACGACCGAGCTAAGAGGTGTGGAGTTGTTGGAGATTATAAGTTTGGGTTCACTCCTGTCGTTGCTAAAGACAACGCCCAATTAGCTTTCTACGCTGTCGCTTTGCGTAAAGAAATGCAACGCGCAGGAAAAGATTTAGATATCGTATACGGCGCTATCATTCAGCCTCGTACAGCAACTCCTTTTCAAAAAGTTAAGTTCACTGCAAAGCAGCTTGATGTATGGGAGAAAAAGTTCTTTCAATCTGCAGAGCTTATTTTTGTAGAGAAAAAGCCAAAGTTTAAAGTCGGCGATTGGTGCAAGTTCTGCCAAGCAAAGGCTATCTGCAAAGAATATACAACGAAGCTTAAAGGTACTACTGCACTAAAACTAATCGACCCAGAGGATGTGAAGCTCCCAGTGCCAGAGACTATGAGCAAAGAGTCACTGGTAAAAGTACTGCAGCATTACGATACGTTAAAAGACTTTATCGATGCTTGCTACAGCTACGTACTCGCTCAAATGAAGACCGGCAAGAAATTTCCTGGCCTTAAAATGGTTGAAGGAAAGAGCCGCAGGAAGTGGGCCGAGGATGATCAAGCTATAATTAAAGGGCTCGTTAAGCATGGCATAAAGCCCACTGAGGAGAAGCTAAAAAACCTCACTACAATTGAGAAAGAGTTAGCAAAGATTTACGACAAAGAAACCGCAACGGAAATTCTAGCTGTTCATGTAGAAAAAACTGTACCGAGTATCTCTGTTGTAAACGAGAGTGACCCACGGCCTGCCGTGAAGAACTTGGTAGATATGCTATAAACTATAAGGAAATATAAAATGACCAATAAAAAGTATTATAAACATCCCTCATACGGGACTACCTATGGAGAGAGCGTACCGACACCACAAGGAAGGTTCGCTTGGCCCTATTTAACCAAGCCAAAAGATCCACCAAAGGGGAAAGATGGTACAGCTGGAAATGCTAGGTACGAGATTGTTCTTGTGATGCCAAAGAATAATCCAAAAGTTCAAACCTTTCTTGACTATATCAAGACTGAAACAACCGAGATGCTAAAGACCTTTAATGAGGGCTCGAAAGCAAAGATTGCAATCGATACGTACCTGCAGGACGGAGATAACTATGATGCAGAGAAGTATCCATACTATGTTGGAGCATGGGTATTAGTTGCACGTAACGTTAAGCTCCCAACGATTGTTGATGATGCCAAGGGCGAAATCGAGCCAGGTAGCATCAAAGGTGGTATGATTGGAAAGCTAATGGTGACTCCTTTAATTACTTCACATGGGCTGTCGTATAAGCTTGAAGTCGTGCAGTTCTTAAAGGACGACGGCACTCGTTTCGCAGGTGGTAGTGGAAGAGATATGTCAGCACTGCTAAATGCTCTGGATGATGAGGACTCAGCCGATGCTGCAGAAGAGGAAACTGAAGTAGAGGAAACTCCAGCCGCTGCCGCAGCTCCTGCACCTAAAGCTCCAGTAGCGAAAGCTGCTGCGCAAAAAGGAAAGGCTGCAGCTCTAGCGAGACTGTAAAGATTTCTCCTTGATGTAAACACATAACCCAGTAAGTTTTTGCGGCTTTTCTTACAAAAAAGCCGCATCTTAAAATGAAACCATACTTCAAAGTTAAGTTCCAAACCACTGAATACGATGCTGCTTATATTACTGAATACAGTGCAGCAATTCTTGCGCTAAATAACTTATCCGGCGCTTCATTAATCGGTATTGATACCGAGACAAAACCTAAGCCTGAGTATAGGCATGATCCTCAAGCAGGGCTCTCTGCTCATTTAGGAGAGATATCCTTAGTCCAGATGTTTGACGGCACGAATGCGTACGTAATCGACATGGAAAAAGTCGGTAAAGAGTTTGTGCATATGCTGGTGCGATTTTTAGAACGAGAAAGATTCGTTGCACATTACGCGCTATTTGACCTGCAATTCTTTATGCAGCTTGGCGTAAAGACAATGAACATCGGCTGCACTCAGATACTAACCAGGCTTTTATATCACGCAATGTACCCAACAGATGACGGGCTATCTGCAAAGCTTGCCGATGTCATCAAGATATTTTTTAAAGAGGACATAGTTAAGACCCTGCAGACTTCAGACTGGGGAGCAGAGCTTACGTTTGAACAGGTAGAATACGCAGCACTGGACGCTGTGGCCGTGTATAAACTTGCCGAGAAGCTCGTTAAAGGTCTTAACAAGTTTGGGCTAGAGCGAATCTATAAGCTCACCAGGGAAGCGCAGTTTCCTATAGCTGCCATGCAGATAAACGGTTTTAAGTTCAATGTCGAGCGGCATAAGACTTTAATCCAGCAATGGAGAAACGATTTATACGAAGCTAGAAAAGAGCTCGTTGAGCTGACCGGCATGCAAAGCTTTAACAGTCACAGCATCGCTGAATGGTTAGAGAAAAATTTAACTGCAGAGCAGCTAGAGATTTGGCCTCGCACTGAATCGGGAAAGCTTGCTACAGATGCGCATGTATTCGCTGACTTCTCATACCTACCAATCGTAAAGCCTTTCTCGAAGTTTCAAAAAGCGCAAAAGCTTACTCAGACCTACGGCCAGCCGCTGGTAAATATGATTAACGAAGCCACCGGCAGGCTGCATCCAAGGTTTAATCTTTGCGGTGCAAGGACTGGAAGGCTTAGCTGCAGTCAGCCAAACCTGCAGCAAGCGCCACGAGATAAAGATTTTCGCTCCTGCTTTATTCCAGATAAAGAAAATATGCTGGTTAGAGCAGACTTTAATCAGATAGAAATTCGAGTCGCTGCTGAGCTTTCCCGCGATGAGATGATGCTAAAAGCCTATCGAGAGGGCATCGATATCCATGCGCTTACTGCAAGCCAGGTATCAAAAAAGAAACTAACAGAGGTCACAGATGCCGAGCGGCAGATGGCAAAGGCTATTAACTTTGGATTCATGTTCGGTCTTGGCGCAAAGAAGTTCGCTCACTACGCAAAAAAGTCATACAAGGTAGAAGTCACGGAAGAGCAAGCTTATGACGCAGTAGATACGTTTAGGACTACTTACGAAGGCTATCGAGAGTGGCAGCTTAAGCAGTCAGAAGCCGCAGGTAAGAGCATGGCAGTTAGAACACCATGCGGGAAGCTCCGAATGCTTCACACGGATAACTGCTACGGCGCATCGATGAATACGCCTGTCCAGGGAGGCGCTGCAGAGTGCATGCTGTATTCCTTGGTGTTTCTATATCACGCAATCATTGGAGCCCCAGAGCTTGGGGCAAAGATAGTGAACTGCGTACACGATGAAATTATCGTTGAATGCCCTGAAGAGAACGTAGGAGCTGTCTCAAAGCTAGTGGAGCTTTGCATGACAGATGGGTTTTTAGCTGTGTTTCCTCAAGGTATAACTAGAGGAATTGTTGCTGTGTCCCACGGAAGAAATTGGAGCGATGCAAAGTAGTGTTTACAGAACAAAATTTTATTGTTAAGCTTTAATGATGCTGCTTTCAACTAGAAGATTTAAAGATACTCAGTGCAAGAAGCGCTTCACGCAGCGCACTTGGAAAGAGAAACTTCTATTTTGGAAAGACTATTATTACTATGTGCTGGTTGAAATAACACCAGACAGCCCGGAGTACGCTACTGCCCCATTTCAGGAGGTAATTTATGTAGATACTGGGCCATTAAAAAGCGAGTTGTATTTACAATGAAAAAGAAAAGTTCGACGCTTGATGTATCTGTATTCGATTATCGCGGAGGAACACGTTTTAAAAAGCCGCTTAAAACTGGAACCTCAATTCTGCTTCGATATATCTGGCTGCAGCATGGAGGAGTAGATGCTGTAGGACGTATTTTTGAAATGCAGAGTCAGCACTTTGTGAACTGGCAAAGAGCAGGAAAAGTTCCACTAAAAAACGTAGGAAAGATTGCGCGAAAGTTAAAGATTAATAAGTACGCGCTTAACTATGACGGAGTGTTTGAGCTTTTAGGAGCTGGTCCGTCATGGGAGGAAGTAGTAAATCTTGTTGTTAAAGACGAGAAAGCCGCAAAAACTATTTTAAAAGCTACGCCACCTGAGCACTTTAAAGGAGACCCTTTATGATTAAAGCTCTAGACTATAAAGCTATTGGTAATTACGAAAAAGTCGTACTCGAAGAACATCCTAATGGTTGGGGCGCTGGAGGGTTTGTAAACTTATCAGGATTCAAGCCCAGTATCGGATCGATAGATAAGCTTTTAGATACGGGTCGTTGCCCATTATTCCGCTATGATCTTACATGGTCCGATAAGAATCATGTATACGACTCTAGTTTTCGCAGAGTTGTTAAGGCTAGAGCACAAGCAATCAAACCTATAGTTGAAACTCATCCAAACCTAAAGCACTTCGTGAATCCAGTAACGGAGCACAAGCTTAAAGAAAGAGAATGGCTTGTTTTTGCGGATATTGTAGAACAGGTACTTGGAGAGTCAGTTGAAATTGTAAATGTTCCTTTAGTTCGCTCAGGATTTGTTTCTAAAAAATATTTAAACGAATACCACGGCGAAGAGAAGACACCACGTACAGGAGGAAGGTACTGTTTCTCTGCAGATGGAACAAGTTTACATGACCTGTTTGTTAAGCAGTTTCTAGCCGCATATTCTGAGGCTGTATACTTCATGGGCTGGATACCGCAGTTCAATGGCAACAGAAAAGTTGGAGAGTCGGACCCTAGACCTAATCGTATATACTGGCCAACCAACAAGCAGATGGATGCTCTAATTTATATTTTAAATAATATTGATGGGAGTGGACGCTTTCCTAGATACTGTATCGGAAAGAGTGTAAGCGATCAGGCTAAAGGACATAAAGTTCCTGTTGATAAAGACTGCAAGCCTGTGTTTCTTGCGGAACTACCGGCCAAAATAAATGCTAAAAAGATCGTACTCAAAGCTGCAAACGGGCAAACAATTGCAACATCTCGTGATCGTATGTCGTGGGACGATGAAGCTAACCACAAGCAGATTGGCTGGCGCTGGTACTTTAATGAATGGGGAATGGATATCTCAGCAAAAGCCAGACGCTTACAAGACGGCGTAGGTGGTGGATGGGTTATAGCCGATGGTAAACGAATAGCTGTTTGGGATTTAGCTTTTAGGGCTGGAAAACAGCGATGATGTACAACCTATCTGCATGCGCCATTGCGCGAAACGAGGGACGATATATCCAGGAGTGGATAGAGTTTCATCTGCTCCAAGGATTTGAGCATTTCTATATTTATAATAACCAAAGCGTTGATGATACGGTTGCAAAGCTTGATCCATATGTTCGAGCAGGAGTTGTCACTCTTATAGACTGGCCGGTTAATCCTCCTCAGTTTAAAGCGTATAACGACTGCCTGCATAACTATGGAAAGCAGACTAGCTGGATGGGCTTTTTTGATATCGATGAATTTATGTATAGCCCGACTGTAGCGGGAGTACAGAAAGCTATTCAACAAGCTCTTAAGCGTACACAGCAAAGAGTTGGAGGTATAGCTGCACATTGGCTGCTGTTTGGGGCAAACGGACATGAAAAGTATACGGACCAGCTCGTTATTGAACGATTTAACAAGCGCCAAAAGAACGTAAATCATCATGTAAAATCCATTGTGCGGCCTGATGTTACGATAGGTGTAGGCCATAATCCGCACTACTTTGTATTTAAGCCTGGATACATCGCTATCGATGAAAACGGAAAGCGTTTAGCAGACATGTACGGTATTACCGAAAAAGGCAGCGCAGGAATATTTAGAGTCGCTCACTTTCATGTAAAATCTAAAGAAGAATTCTTTAAGCGAAAGAGAGAAAGCCCTGACCCAGGACACGGCAGAGGCTACACCGATGAGAAAATCGCTGAGATGTTTCAGGTGCATAATGTTAACGAGGTAATAGATTTAAGCTTGCAGCGGTATGCAAATATCATTCGACGTAATCTTGAAGCAAGGAAACTACTCTAATGGCATCTACTTATAGAGGAATGCAGTGCGCCCCTCTTCCTGCTGTGCAGGATGTTGAAGACCTGCTTTCTTGGAAAGCTAATATCATTCGGTATCAGATAACAGGAAATCCAGATTTCATTGGCCCAACTGAGCAAGATTATATTGACTGGGTTAATATCCATCTAGATTATCTGGAAGAATCAATTCTCCCAATGCTCGCTGCGAGAGCCAAAGTCATTATCGACCTGCATACTCCTCCATACGGATATGAAGCCAACGGTACAGCTAAAATATTTGCAAGCCGTCCAGATGGTAGAACTCTTTTGTACGATATGTGGCGAGAAGTGGCGCATAGGTTTAAGCATCAACCGGCTGTGTTTGGTTATGACCTGTTGAACGAGCCTGCCGGAAGTACCGCGCACGTAGCAGACTTTATGAAAAAAGCTGCCGATGCGATTCGAGCTATCGATAAAGATAAGCGCATATTAATTACCTGTCCTCGTAGTATCCCTTCAAACTTTGCTAAGACTTACTTTAGAAAAAATGATTCAAGATGCCTGTATGTTTTGCATATGTATTCTCCTTTACCTATTACTCATCAAGGGATAGGAGGACGGCCTTCACCTAAAGCTTATCCTACGCCAAGATATAATTATGCTTGGATGTTAAAAGCTTTAAAGCCCGTACTAGATTTTCAAAAAAAGAATAGAGCTCGCATCTGTATGAATGAGTTTTCTATTTCTGGTTTTGCTACTGGAGAAAGCAGGCTTGCGTACTTAAAAGACGTAATCAAGATAGCTGAAAAGTTTAACTGGCAGTGGTGTTATCACGCATGGAGAGAACATCCAGTATGGTCTGCGGAGAATGACGAAGGAGTAACAGCGCTGTTTAAAAAGTATTTTAACAAGAATAAGGTATAAGTATGTCCGATAAAATCACGCTAATCACCTGCACTGGTGGCCGTCCTGAAGCTTTCGAGCTATGCCAAAAATACATGGAAGCTCAAACCGTTCAACCGGACCAGTGGATTGTGGTACATGATATGATAACAAAAGCGCAGGCAAAGGAGCTTCAAGCGTCTTACCCACAGTTAGAGCTTTATGCTGGCCCTCGTACATGGAAACCAGGGCTCAATACTCAGCGCTTTAATATGGAAGAAGCTCTAAAACATGTAGAAGGTGATATCGTTTTATTTATTGAAGACGATGATTTCTATGCACCAGAATATATAGAGACAATGGTTAAGCTCCTTCAGGGCGAAACATTGATCGCAGGACTATCCAATAACAAGTACTACAACCTAGCTATTCCTGGCTGGAAGGAGATGGGTAACTACAGGCACTCATCGCTTTGCACTACTGCAGTTAGAAAAGCTTTACTTCCGATGGTTCAAGCGGCTGTAGATTCAGGGGAGCTGTATTTTGATATGCACCTTTGGGCATCGGCATTAGCTTCAAAGACTCCTATGATGCTTAAAGCCAATAGCACAGTTAGTGTTGGAATTAAGGGACTCCCAGGAAAAGCTGGGATTGGAGCAGGGCATAGATTTTCAGGTTTCGCAATCGATCCTAACCTGTTAAAGTTAAAAGAGTGGCTGCAAGAAGGCGCACAAACGTATATGCCTTATATCAAGAAGTTCTCAGATTTACCTGCCGCTGTTCAAGCTGCTCCTGCAAAACCTGCAGCAAAGACAGTTGTTAAACCGATACAAGCTCCAACTCCTGCAGCTAAAACTGCTCCAATAAAAGCTAAAACTCCTGTGAACGTACCAGTCAATACTGTGCGTCCACAGAATATTAAGCCTCCAATGGGTGTGCCTGCAGCGGCACAGAGCCAAAGAGCTGCAATGGCAATGCTTCCACAGTCTCCTGGAATGAATCCGCAAAGTGCTGAGCTTACTCAATCAGTAAATACGTACCCTACTGGAGAAAGGTCTCAGGGAGAGATTTTTAAATAAGTAACTTATGCCATTAACGCCTAAAGGAAATAAAATACTTAAGCAGATGCTTAAGCATTACGGTTCCAAGAAGAAAGCCGAGCAGGTTTTCTATGCCTCCATCAATGAGGGAAAGATTAAAGGCGCAGAAAAAACCAAAAAGCGGAAGAAAAAGAAGTGAAAGCCGACCCCTGTATAAAGTATATAAACTTTCAGGGGGAATCGATTCACCTCGTTAAGGACATGCACGATGGTCTTTGGCGTTCTTCAGATGGGTCCATCTGGGCATTCGCTGATGATACATTCTCTTTGGATAGAAAAGTGCGCCCTGGCGTAGGCTTTTTCTCGTGGCGCAAATGGTGGCCCTGGTATAACGAGCTCACCGATGCAGTAAGAACCCATGATTACGTTTACTCTTCTCCTGCATATCAAGCATTCAATACCCGACAAGAAGCAGATGCACTTTTAGAAAGCCACGTTAATGCGATGGCAGATACTATTAACAGCACAGGATTAAGGATACTTGCTAAGCCGTTTAGAAAATTAGCTGAATGGTTTGGTGGCAAGTACTGGGAAAATGAAACCACCAGATAACGAGGAAGGCAAAGGTAGTATGGGAGCCAAAAGGTGAAGCCACCTAGAGGATACAACCGGCCACACAAGGAGTGTGTCGTCGGCCCTGAAAATTCCATAATGGTTTTGTGCCCCCAGAACCCTTCCTTCCTCGTTTTTTATGACAGGAGAATTGTATGGAAAAAATGATAAATAAAATGATAGGAAAAGCTCAAGCTAAAATGGCAGGCAAAAAGAAGATGGTAAAGAAAGCTGCCAAGAAAGCTGGAAAGAAAAAGAAAGGTTGCGCGTAATCTTTTAAAAGGAGCGTGATATGTTAAGTTTTTTGTTTCGATCTCAAGGAGCTAAGAGGCAGGTAGCTGCTATTCTATCTGTGCTTTTAGGCTTTGCAGAAGTTATTCCAGGGGCTGCTGGGGCGATTAGTGCCATTCAATGGGCTGCTGGAGTATTCGGAGTCACTGGTTTAGTCCATGCAGCAGGAGCTCAAACGCTTCTAAAGCATAGGCTGGCTGGTATAACTGCTGTACTTACGACGTTAATAGCTGTTGCACATTTTGTGCCATCATTAGCTCCGCTAATTGGGCCAATGCAACATCTAGCTTCGATTTTAGGGGCTGCTGCTGTTGGAAGTAACCTCTCAAAATCTTGATAACAAGGAACATTTTATAGAATCAAAGGTAGGTGAGATAGCATCTCACCTACTTATGAGCATGAATAAACCACATATGCTTGCACTACAAATAACATCCCAAACACAAACCGATTACTCCCCTTCTTATATCCCTGAGAAGGGGCTTTTAGCTGGTGTCCTAGAACGAGCTGTACGCGATTTAGGACTGTCTGGCTGCTATACAGACAGACGAACTGCCATAGAATGGTTTAAAAAAGCTGATAAGCTAAGAGAAGACCAGATGCAGGAGGGCTTTACCTATATGTACGTAGCCCATAATCTGGGGCTTTCTAAGTGGCAGATGGACCATATCAGGCGCTTAGTAGACCAGGCTATACTTTATCAAGACAATCTAAAGAAGAAGAAAGGAACTCCCGATGTACGACTATTTCCTGGGAATCGACCCCGGCCTTGATGGTGCCTGCGTACTCCTGTGTAACTCTGGGGAAGTGAAAGAGCATTATAAGCTTCCATCTTTAGTAGTGCAGGACAATAAAAGAAAGCTCCATGCATACGGCCTATACCTGTGGTTAAGGCAGATATTTCAGTGCTACCCAAAAACTCTTGTTTGCATTGAAAAGATTAACGGTTCTCCAGGGCAAGGAGCGACTTCAATATTTGCGATGGGCCACGGCGCAGGACAGATAGAGGCTTGTGTAGCTATCGCTGGATTTCCATACGAGTTTGTTGGGCCGCAGAAATGGAAGAATAGATTCCTGTCGGGAAGCAAAAAAGAAAAAGATGCGTCCGTACAAAAAGCTTTAGAGCTTTTTCCTGGAAGTCGTGATTGGATAATTGGTCCTAAAGGTGGAAGAGACCATAACCTAGCCGATGCGCTGTTCATTGCGGAGTACGCTAGGAGCTTTAATCTCCGAGAATCACCTGCCGTTTAATCTTAGAACGGATAGCAATGATTTCATCTTTAAGAGCTTTCTGAATTGCTTCGCTATATTCTTTATCACCGTATCGTTTAGCATACTCCTCAACAACCTTTCTTATCTGTGGACCGGCTCTTTCTATAACTAAATATCTTTCATCGGGGGTAAGTACGTCAGCAAACGCTGGTCCTAAGTTCTCTGTTCTTTCGGTTTTAATACGCTTTGGAGTTGTAGCAACTGTGGTTCCAAAGTCTGGAATCGTGTAGCCTTTTGAGCCTAAGAATTTCCAAGCTGGATCGTCTTTAGCTGTCGTTACAAATCTCTCCAATAACCCTCCAGAAGGAAGAGGCTCACCAAAAGCATTTAGTGCTGGCCTTGTTCCCATGCTTTGTACAAAAGGAATGCCCTTTACTAAGCGAGAGTAAAAGTCAGCAGATGTATCAACTGGGTCATCTACCAGCCTGGATATCATCTTTAAAGTTCCAGCTGCAGGTACAAATCCTTTTACTGGGTTAAGCAGCACTGTATCTATAAGCGCTCTCTTACTTGGGTAGCCTTCGCTATTCTTTCCTTGAATGGCGTTTACGAAGTCTCCTAGAGACTTTAGGAAAGAGTTACTAACGAAAGCTTCTCCTGCGCCACCAAGCAGTATTCCAATCGCATCTACTCCCGATGATTTTTCAAAACTTGGGTTATAGCGCATCTCATCAAAGATAGCTCCCATTCCACCAAGTAATATGCCTAATGGTGTATCTCGATAATTATAATAAGTATCACCGATTTTAATTGAGTAAGGCTTGCCTCCAGCAGCTTTCCACTGTGCAAATTTATTATAGTTTTCTGGTCCTTCGCCGTAGATAGCAAACGCTGGGTCTTTATCGTTAAGAAACTGCATACCGATACTGTATACAGTTCCAGATAGGGCAGAACCTATTATGAATTTTCCAGCTATATTTCTGCGCTCCAGTGCAGAGAATCCTGGGGCTTTAGTAGCTCGGTATAGTCCTACCGGAGTATAGTCTAAACTGGCATTTAAAATATTGCCTGCGACATTCATGAATGGGAAGTAATATCTAAATGGTTGAATTTTTTTATCTGTAAATGGAACGCTCACTTCAAAGCTGGACAGCTTTTGAATGCCTTCTATTATTAATCCTGCAACACCTTCAGGTTTATTAGAGAAAGTATTTCTAGACGCAAACAGCTGGCTTTCAGTACGAATAGACTCTGGACGATTTGCTTCTAAGATTTCCCAAGCACGTTGCCTGATAGCTCTTTCTGAAGCTTGTTTAGGTAGTGCTTCTTTAACATAGCTCGCTTCTTCTTTAGCTTTAGCATACGCATTATCCCAGTGCTCACTTGCGTTATACAAAGTATCTGCTACGTACTTTTGAAGGTCAGCATCTTTTAGCCCTTTCTTTAGCCCTTCATCGTACGCAGCAAGCTTTGCCATTCCTTCTTGCGATGTTTTATAGAAAAACGCATCAACGGCTGATAGCGCTCTAAACACGTAACCAACATTATTAAGCCCTATTTTCTTCATCCAAGCAGGAGCAGCTTCTACGTAGTCTTTCTTCCCTTGACCGACAGCGGTATTTAGAAATTTATCAGCAGTAGGTTTATAGGTTTTAATTCCTTGAAGCTCTAGCATCGCAGCGTCAAAGCCCTGCTTAGTTGCCCCATTAACCATTCCCTGAAGAAATGCACCGGCATCAAATTTTCCAGCTGGAATTGCAGTTGTTGCGTACGAAGCAAAGCTTCCAATCAAAGCTGAAGTGTTTCCAATTATATTTGCAATCTGAGTGGATACGTCACTTAAGATATTAGCTTGCCACAAGCTATACCAAGTGTCAGAACGTGCAGCTCCTACCTTATTTAAAGCCTCATCCCGTATCTTAAAAGCCTCTGCTAATACATTCTGCTGGAAACTTCCTCCAGTCTTTTTTGCTACGTTAAAGAGCTCTTTAATCTGCTCTTCTTGCTTTTCAGTAAGAGCAGCTTCTGCCCCTTCTTGGCTACGCTTTAAGTCTGACAAGTCGTCAGTTATTTTTTCTTCTTCAGCTTTAAGTTTCTTTATCTCTTTAGTTCTATCATCGCTCTCAGGACGCGCTTCTTCGGCTTTAATTTTATCTTTAATACGAGATAGAGATGCTTCTTTTCTAGTAAGCTGCTCTTCTGGGACTCCTAGTTCTTTAGCTTTCTTCGCTGTAGCAGTCGCTCTTAGTTTTTTCTTTGTGCCAAGAATAAACGTTGTAGGGTCAAACTGCGCCCACATCTTAGCTGCTTCAATACCTTGACCACCAGAGTTTAATTGCCTAGACCTTTTATCTGCAAGCTCAATAGCTAAGTCTGCATACTGCCTAGCAGCTCCCATATCTCCAGCTTTCTTAGCTGCCTTAACTGCGGAATTGAGCCCTTCAATAACGTACTGAGTGGCTGCAGTATTTTCCGCTGATACGTAGGTATCAGGACGAGCTAAGAGCTCCGTGACAGCTTTTTCAAATCCACCGTAGTAATCAATAAAGTCTCTAGCCAACTGTGAAGTACGTTCATGCGACTGCGGAAAATAAAGAAGCTCGTTATCTCCAGAAAATCCTTCACGAATAGTTTCATCGAGAGCGGGACTCAAACGTAGCCTCTCTCCAGTCTTCATCTCTTTTAGCTTACCGGCGTATTGAGCACCTACTGTGCTTCCTTCTTGTGCAGCAGCTGGGATTTCTGCAGACGCTCTTGCTGCTGGCACAGAAGGCTCTGTCGTTTCTTGTCGCACAGGAATACTTGCAGCCTCTGTTGTTCGTAGCTGCTGAACTGGCCCTTTACCTTCAGCAACAGCTTGCGCATCAGCATAATAAGCTTTTCCATTGCCAAGAAGCTCCCCTTGCTTATTAAATACAAACCACTTCTGCCCAGCAGGATAGATATAGTTATCTTTAGCCCTTACACCGATAGTGAAATCTAGAACCGGCTTAGCTTCAGCCATTAACTGCTCTGCAGATTTTTCTTTAGCAGCAAGTATCTTACCGTCTTTTGGCTTCTCAACAGTTTTAGCTATTTCTTTTTCCTGCGCGGCTTGAAGCTCTTTAATTATAGCTTTTCTCTTTCGCAGAAGATTTTTTAAATTGCGCTCTTTAGCCTTGATGTCGTTAGCATACGTATCTCTTGATGCATTTTTAAGTTTAGAATTAAGTACATCGAGCCGATCTTGCGTTTCTCCAATATGCTCGTACAGCTTCCACTTTTGGTCAGCTGTATCATCAAAAGTTTGAAGAGCTGCTCGTGCGTCTTCAAGCTCTGCAAATGCAACTTTCTTTAAAATAGAATCTGTTTGGTCATCTAAAACTTTCTTACGCTCAGTAACCGCTCTTTCAAGAGCTCTTCTCTCGTCTATTAATCCAAGTGTTTCTTTATCAGCTCTTATAGTTTGGTTATGGAGTTTAGCTTTAAGTGTCGCTCTTTCTCTTTCTAGTGCAGTTATAGAATTAGGGCTTTCGTCAAAAGCTAATGATTTATTTAAATCCCCTATCAGTTTATCAATAGATACTAGCTCTTCAGAATCAACTGGTACGTATGTTTCTCTTTTAACTACATTTACGCCGTCGCCTTCAGGAACGATATCTACTGCATAGGTAGGAAGTAAATTCTCTGGAATGCTATCTGCTTGCTCAGTTGAAAGCTTAAGCGCTGTATCGTCTGACTTTTGAAAGTCTTCAAGCATTCCTACAAGAGCTCCCTGCTCTTCAGGAGTACCTTTAGATATCTTTACCTCAAAACCATCAATAGGTTCTTTTGCTTTAGGAACTGTTTCTTCTGTAGCAGGTAGTTTAGTCGGAGTTCCAGGAGTAGTATCTACTTCAATTGGTTGAGGCTTAGCTCCTGCGGCACCTAGAGTTGCAAGAGTGCCGCTGGCTAAAGCACCAGCTCCTAGAGATATATACGCACGTCCATTGTCAAAAGGCTGGCCTGTTTGCGATATCTCTCCTGCTTGCATTACTGCATCAGAAGCAACGTTTGTTACTCCTCCAACTGCAGCGTTTCTAGCGAATACCTGTCCAAGGTATTTAGCCTTATTAAAATCGCTCATCTTGCTGATTGCAGGATTTGCCCACTTAGCTACAACTGCATACTCTCCAGCAGCTCCTATAGCGGCAGCAGGAAGAGATAAAAAAGCTGCAGTATATGCTTTGCCGGAATCTTTAGTTTGATCATACACAGTACGAAAACTTTCATTCGCCATCGTTAATGTGTTAGCCCCAAGCAGCGTACTTTTAATAGCTGTAGCTCCGAATCCAGCTATTTTTAAAGCTGCGCCTCCTGCTATGAACGCTCCGATTTGCCCGGTAATTTGTGCTGCCTGACTTTGCCAACGAGGAATAGGTGTATTATCTGGGTTAAGCTTTAAATATCCGTTCTCATCTGTTTCGTACAAATAATCATTGGCTGGTTTCCCTAAGTACTCTGGCAGGTCTTGAATCGTATTAGCAGTCTCTTCATACCCAAGAAGTCTAGGGGCTGCAGCTATTACGCTTGCTCCACCTGCAGCAGCGCCTTTAAGTACATCTCTAGCAAGATTAGCTCCCTGATTAGCAGCCCATCCTAAAGCTGTACGATTACGAGCAGTATAGGCTGACTGCTCAGTTTCAACTGCGGCATCTAAAGCTTCTGTGAACTGGTTTCCTAGAAAAGAAGGATTAATTTTATCGTTAATAAGGCGCTGTGATACTTCTTCACGCCAAGCTCGAAGAGCTTTATCGTTGTCTTCTCCTGGTTCTAAAAATGGAGCAGGTCCAATAATCTCAGCGTAGTTTGGTCTTTCTTCTGGAGAAGCCGCATCGATGTAATTAGTGATTACATCTTGAACTATTTTATCTGCTTCATTTCCCCAGAACTTTGAAGAGTACACATCTTTAATTGCTTGTGCTTTTTCAGCCAATGATAGGTCTTCAAACTCTGGTGCAGCAGTTAGTGTGAGCAGTGCATCAGCAAACCCTTGTGAGTTATTTGGAAGACTTTCCACATCTATCTGAGGAAGCTTAGACTCCGTACCTTGTTGCGTCTCTTCTGAAAGATTTCCAGTGACTTTATCTACATAATTTTTAGTTTCACTTGGCAGGTACGGCTGGATATCCTCAAAGGAATTTCCATACTTCTTTAAAAGCTTATCAACATTTCCTTGCCCATAGTTATATGCAGCAAGAGTAAGCTCCGTGTCTCCTTGGTATTTATCGCTTAAGTCTCTAAGCTCTGCAGTACCTAGAATTTTATTCTGCTCTGCGTTGTACGGATCGTATTCCCCTTCGAGTCCTAGCTTTTTAAACTGCGCTTCACCTGTCGCATCCATCAACTGCATCAAGCCTTTAGCTCCAACAGGAGAAGTAGCATAAGACTTGCCTGCACTTTCTGCTTGAATAACAGCATCAACTAAAGCAGGAGATACACCAAAGGCAGCCTCTTCCTGTTGAATAGGTTCAGGAGGGGCGAGTTCTGATTCCAATGAATCCGGCCCAAACGGGTCTAGAATGCTTGGGTCTTCAGTCTCGTTATCGTCAAGGGGTTGCTCCACCTGCTATTGCCGTCAAATATGTTGAAGTTGCTTTTGTTGCTTGTACTGCTCTCTGTTTACTATTACGTGCAGCTGTAATCTCTGCAATAGTTTTAGTCGTATACGCTGCAAGCTGTGCTTCAAGCGCTTGCTGTCTTTTTACAAAATATAAGTCTTTTGGAGTTACAACGGAGAAAGCTTGCAATGTCTCCTTTGGTATTCTCATACCTGTAGTTCTGCCAAGAGACACAGCTAAATCTTTCATCTTTTGTGTATTATAAGCTTCTACATATGCTTCTGAGTTTTGAGCTTGTATCGTAGGATTAGTATCAAACTCTGCATCAGTGATAGCTCTAGCAGTAGAGTTAACAGTACGGTTTAAGTCTAACTGTGCAAGAGGAGTAATAGCTCCTTCAGGCGACATAGCAAGCGACATCACTTTCTCATTTAAAGCTACAACAGCTGGTTTAACTGTAGAGAACACAGGATCACTAAGTTTTAAAACTTCTTTAACTCTGTCTTCAGGGGTTGCAACTTTTGGCTGAACTTGTGCCTGCTGGGGCTGTACTGACTGCTGCTTAGCACTTGGAACCTTATCTGCTGCAGTTTTAGCAAAGCCACCACGTTGAAAGTTTGCTTCGTACTTATATCCATTAAAGAGCTGATTAACTTCTTTAGGAGCATCAGGAAATATAATTGTACCGTCTGGCGTGATGATGTCGTACTTGCCTAGTGGCTGGTCCTGTCTATCGTAAGGAAGCGGAATAAACTGACCGTTATTACTTTTAAGTAACGCAGTTCCGGCTGTATTTTTTTGATACTTTCCAGACTCAACAATTTTGGTTTGATAAGGAACATCGGTTGGCAGAATACCTAGCTGATTAGATACCGCAGCAACTGTTGGGTCATTCATTAATGACTGCTGAACTTTATCAAAGTTCTGCTGTCTCTGTATCGCAAACTTCTGCCAAGGGTCAGCAGCAGTAGATTTTTTTAATATTGTTCCAACGCTATTACGAGTAGTTGGGTCTAATCCGTTATTAGGATTTATGTAGACTCCCTGCAGGGCAGCTTGAAATGTTTTTGGGTCTTGGTTGAATACATCCTGGTACTGCCCTCCCAACACCATTTGAGCTTGGGTCGCTGGGTCAGCCTGGCTGTATGCTTGCTCAAATTCTTGCTTTCTTTTTCTAGAATTAAGCTCTGCAGTAACCTTACTGTTCTCATTCTCAAGTTTTGCTACAAGCGTATCATCGGCAAGTTCTTTAGTTTTTTGAGCAGTATCAAGCTGTAAAGCTCGAATCTCGTTCATCTGCTCTGCTTGCTCAATCTGCAAAGATTTCTGTCTTATTTCTTGGCCGGTTTGGTATCCCTTAATCCCGCCTTCAATAATAGCAGTTGCAGTAGTAGGTAAGTTCTGACCGGCTTTGATACCAGCAAGAGCAGCGTCTCCAAATAGAGAGGTGCTAATTACTGGTCCTTGCATGCCCCGTGTGAAATCGTATTGCTCAGCCATAAATCCTTAGTTCCGATTTGGCCTCCAGCCTTCAATTCCTTTTTTCTTATTTGCTTCGATTACTTCCTGCTTTCCTAAAAACTTGAAAGCATTTCTATCGTAGTTCTTTTTAGGTGCAGCTGGTTTTCCTTCACCAGCAGCGACTCTGCGCTGAGCCTCTTGCACTAACGCTGGAGTTTTTCTCTTTTCTGATACAGTATTAATAGTTCTTCCCTTATCTGCTCCAGGAATATTTCGTGGGTCAAAATCCGTACGGCCTGTGGTCTCCATCGTAACTCTCTGAGGCTTTGGCTTATCTGCTTCTTGATGCGCAACCTCGACTCCACGCTGCCTGCCGTTCATTAGCTTTTGCGCTGTCTCGTAGCCGTTATTATCGTACATCATGTTTGCAGCTTGCTGCATTTGAACAGCATCAATCTGGCTAATCCGGCCCTGCTTTAATAGCTCCACAGACAGCCCATATGCATCAGCTTTAGACTTGATTCCAGCCTTTGCGTACATAGCTCTTTGATTCTGCATCACAGTATCGAAGTTTTCTTTGGTGAGCTTTTGCCCAAAGCCAAGCTTCCCAAGCCCTGCATTTCCTAGTTGGTTTCCTAACTGGTCTACAGCTTTCTCGGCACCGCCGCCTACCATTCTAGCTAGACCAATGCCTGCCATTCCAGAGATATAATCAAGGTCATTGGTATAATCTACATCCCATGAATTTAGTTTTCTCTTTTTGCCTACAGCTAAATCCGGGTTAGTAAAATCGTGCTGACCACCATGCCCATCGATACCGATATTCGCAGTTGAGCCGTCAGGTAGTTCTATCTTGTACTCGCCGTTAACTAGGCCGTTTTCTTTAAAATGACTTCGTACAGAATCTCTTGCGCCCTGGTCTTTAGACTTTCCTACTTGTACTGCATTACCTATAACCGACGTTGCGATAATTGCGGCGGCAGTATACGGATTAGAATATCCAAGCATTGAAAGGCCAGTCACAATAGAAGCGCCTCCAAGTCCTCCTTGAACTGCACCTCTAGTTCCTCCTTGGCCCCAGCCATCAGCAACGGCTTTTGCACCAAGAGCTACTCCTGCAACACCGCCTGCAGTACCAAGAACATTTGCAACTGAAGAGCCTTCTTTTAATAGTCCAAGTTCTTTTGCAATTCCTGCCATCTGAGATGCACTACCTGCAGCGCCTGCAACTTTTTGAATTGTGGAGTACTGATCCCAGTTATCGATTAAGTTGTATGCGTTGTACCCAGCACCAAGAAGACTTAAAGCCTGTCCAACATTTATTCCAGGATCAACTAGCTTTCCTGCAGCGTCGTAGGTAGCTTCGATAATTGGTTGAGCTCCCAGGTCGTATCCAGTACCAAATTTAAATCCTTGGATTCCAAGATTTGCAAGACCTAGCCCCTTTTGGGTGTTGCTCATCCTGTCCCAGTTATTGAACATGTTATAAGCAGTAAACGCTGCAGCAACTCCAGCTCTATTATCTGGGTTCTCTACCTGGCTCAAAGCTAAAGGATAGCCGAACCTGTTTAAGATCATATTGGTAAAAGCTTTGGTGTCGCCATTCTGGTGCGCACGATTTAGATTATCTATAAATGCAACGTCACTTGCGATTGCTCCAATCTTATCCAGCGCAGAAGAATCTTTAGAAGTGAGCACACCTAATGGGTCCAAAACCTTCTTTAAAGTATCGGACACCCCGGAACCAGCTTTTACATTATTTGAGTTATAGAGAGCTTTCGACACGTAAACAGGATTGCCGCTGTTATCGACTCCAGCCTGAACCATCCCGTTTGATGGAGTATTGGAAATACCTGCAGACTGCAGTACGCCGTTTGCTGCTTTCGCCATGCCTTGAATCTGTGCAGCGCTTTTTCCGTCGAAAGTCTTAAGCGGAATTCCTGTACTACTGGAAAAACTCTTTAAGCTTGCTTGAAGCTCAGGAGCAAGACGAGCCGATTGCGTTGTATAAGTGTTGTCTCCATTCTCATCGACTGTCCAGCTCTCCGGCGGTCTAGGAGGAGGTACAACTTCGTCCTGTCCAGGCGCAGGTTCTAGTGTTTGGGTTGGAGAAGGAGCAGCTACTTCGTTTGGAGCGTATATAGTTCCACCACTAGAATCTGTTCCAACTGGTGTATAGTTTGGAGGCGGCTCACTTCCAGGAGGGACAACTACCTGTCCTGCTCCTGGACTAGTTCCTGTACCGCCTGGTGATGTCTCAGGAGTTGGGGTCTTACTCTCGTCGCCACCAGTGATACCGAAAAACTCTGCTAAATCTCCGATTATTCCTGCTACGTTCCCATTACCGAATAACGTGCCGATCAAACCAGCAATAGCACTAATCTGCCCAGAGTTTTGTGCCTGTCCAAGATAATTCTTGAATATATCTTGGTACTGTTGCTGCTGCTGCAACGCAAGTTGTGCATTAATATCTAGCTGATTCGCTGCAGACACTGCGTTAGCGTAAGCAGCATCATAGTTAAATCTAGAAAGTGCAAAGTTATTAGCACTCGTTGCATTAAACTGGTTATTCTGAAGAGTGTTGGAAGCATTAAACTGCCGGTTCTGCTGCTCTAAGTTTGTTGAAAACTGCTGTTGCTGAACTTCAGTTTGCAGCGCATTTGTAGGGCTCACGGTAGTGAGCTCATTCATTCTGTTAAACTCTTGATTGATAAGTGCTGCAGGACTGATCGATGGGTTCACATTAATCTGTGAACCGGCATTAGAATACTCAGTAGGAGCAAGAAACAGATTTGCCTGCTGGGTCAGGTTACTTGAAAGAAGTCTATCCCCGTATTCAGAAACCTTGAGCCGCTCTTCTGCAGAAAGCAGGTCCGATGCTTTCCTTGCCGCAGAGCTCTCGACTCCAAAACCTCCGGCAGCAGCACGATCCGCTGCAGCAGACCTCATTGATACTTCTAAAGCTCTATCTTCTATACTGGAAGGAAGTCGTCCTTCTGCTAGAGTTGCAGCTCTGTCGCGCTGCGCATTCATATCGCCACGCGCAGTTGGAAGCGTAGCGTCTACCTGTTGGGTACGCTGCATCTGATTAAAGATATTATCAATCGCAGTTTCGCTACGCTTTAACGCAGAAGCTGCTGGAACAAATCCTCTTAGAGCCGCAAGCTCTGTATCAAGAGTATCGAGAGCTAAACCTTTTGATAAGTCATAATTTTTAAGCATCTCTCCGCGATTAAATTCGCCAAAAGATTTAGCGAACTCCATCACGTCAGTGAATTTATACGGAGCAGTCTGTATTGGATCGTACTGAGAAAACGTAGGATTAGGAAACATTCCACCGATGTACCCAGGGTACGAACCAAAATCTCCCATCTGCCCAGGTTCAAAGTTTGCTGGACCACCTGTGCCTCCAACAGCGCCTTTCATGCTTTCGGAAAGCGAGCCTATGTCTCCACCACGGTACGAATAGTTGGTGTTTCCTAACTGCTGCTCTTTACCGCCGTAACGAAGAGTTGCTCCTTCTTGTCCGAGAACATCGTTGTCAAATACCCATTGATAACCTTCGTGACCGTAGAATACTCCTCCACGCTGGTCGGCTGGAACACCAGTAATAACTCTTCCGTCTGCAAGAGTGATGGTCGGTGCATCGTACTTGTTCGGACTTAAAAGTACTGGCCCCTTTCTTGTGCTCGGTTTGTAGACTACGCCAGCCATATCAGTACTGCCTTACCAATTCTCTAATCCATTCAGCTTTTTCACCGATAAGTAAAAATACAAGCACAGTGAGTAAGCTTAAAATTATTGCACCAAAAACTCGGTACAAAGTTGCATGACTTTTACTGACCTGAGCGAACATGCTTTTAACAGTTTCTACTGGAATATGTTCTTTTCCAATAGCGGCTTCTAGGATTTTTTGATTACTGGTTTCAATCTTATCTGCCAGTAAATCAATCGCTATACCCATTCTTGGAAGACACTCTGAGTTTTGAACTAAAGTTCTCATATCTTTCCTAAGTTCGTGTAAGTTTTCTGCCAGCTCTGCACGATATAAAGTCCAATTATCACCTGCAGGGCACTTAAAGTTCTCCGACATAACCTTTCCTAAGTTAAGTTATTACCACCAAAAGCCCCGACGTAGCCCACCACCAATTATATTGGATATAGACCCACCGGATGTTGGTAAGAAAACCTCTATAGGATTCCCGTTTTTTATTTTTTTATGCGAATTTTCTTTATCAATAACACTCTCCAACGCTTTGCCTTTAGCCGCTGCTAAGTCAGGAGCATTGTTATAGTGCGCATTCACATACTGTCCAGCGAGATTAAGCGCTAGAATATTATCAAACGGGATCAGGTCATTGTCAGCGTACGCTTCCTTTAGTCGTACACGCCCAAGAATGGAAACCTTAGCATTACAAGTACGCCAGCAGCTTTCTGTTAATTGAAAACGCCTGTACTGTGGAACCTCTTCGAGCGGCGAATAATCAGCTAAAAAGCCTTTAGTACCTTCTGCAGGATTAACCCAATAGGCTTGCACATAGCCTTTAGTTTTAGATTTAACAACGGCATCGATTCTGGCAAACATTGCGTTCGTTACTGTCAAGTATCCTTTACGGATAGAAACATATTCACCAGATACCTGCTCACCGTTATGTACAGTGAAAATTTCTCTACCTGTAGCATCGATACCTTTAACTACTACGTGTGCGCCTTCGTCTTCTTGGCAGGTTCCAATAACACCAAAACGTGCTCCTGCTGACGGGATATTATAAATAGTTGGATAGTAATTAGGATCTTCGATTAATGCAGTACCGGCAGGCTGACAATCTTCTAGGTACTTTGTCTGATGAAACTCAAACCATCTATCCCAAACAGTTCCAATGCGATTATCGATTTTAACTTTAAGCGGGGTCTCTAGCTCGTAAGGAAGTGTGATACATCCTTGCTGCGCACAAAAACAAAACTTGTGCTCGTTTCCGTATTCGCCGGAAATTAGTAAGTACTCAAGGACTTCTCTAACGAATTGATCGACTTCTGGATTAGTGGCGCAGGCTCCACCAGTGCCTACATACCTGGAAAGTATTTCTTTAGCGCGGCTCCATAAAATTGCCATTGGAGAAAACCATCCTTAAATTAATTCTCCCCGATACCTGGGGTATCGACTACGACAACATCTTCAGGCTGTGGAAGAGTATTAGGAACCGGCATCTCTCCAAACGAGCCATCTTTAATAACTGCAATCGGTGTGCCAGTTGCATGGTCTACTGGAATGTTCTGTTCTGGTACGGCAATAGGAGCTTCCTGCTGCGCTTGCACTGTTACAGTGGGCTTAGGGTCAATCATCTTCACAGGAGTTCTCCTTCTACCTACACGTTGAAACCGAGTACGGGCGCGGTTCATGCCAGCACGATACTTCTGACCGCATGTAGCGCAACCCATACTCGGCTCATTACTTTATAAGTTATACGGGCAAACAGACGCCGTACGACTTGATGAAAGTATCCTTCTCGTTCAATCCATGCGCAGTCATACGCTTGGTCTGAAGAGCTTCTCCGCTTGGGAAAGTGTACTGCTGACCATTCGCAAACCAGATTCCGTAATTATAAAACGGAAGTGGAATAGCAGCATACTCACCAGTCTCACCATCGAGAATGGCTTGTTTACCAAGGTTACATAGGGGCAATAAAACAACACTCATATGGCGTTCCTTTATAAAAATCTAATCAATTACATCTTTCCATTAGGTCTACGATACACCCAAGGATCAAAAGGTTTCTCAGTTGGAATCGGTTGTCCTTGAAGTTTCTCAGTTACCTCTGGGGGGTAGCCTTCTACAACAGTCATTGCAGGAGGAGGATTGGGCTCGCC